GTTGGCGGTAGAGCTCGGGTAGATGAGCATCAGAATCATAAGCTGAATGCCGTAGGTGCAATTCCTGCTACCGCTACTCAAGACAATAGGCCCTATGCTTTTAACACTTGGGCCTACTGATTGACAGTTATACGATATTCAATAACTGTGATTCTGGTCTGCTAGGGTCTTGATATCTCATAACCTTTGCGTCAAAGTCACCTTGCTCGTACATCATTTCTTTGATGTCAATAGCATTTCTTATTGACTTTGTAGGTATGAAACTATGAACCCAAATCAAACCTTTTTGATCTCTAATTAGATCTATTATACCGTCATCATAACCGTTCTTGTTCTTCTCTTTTTTGGCTATAATATGGCTAACATCTCCACCTAGATCTCTTACCTTTTTAAGGTCCTTGTAGTTTGCCATTCCATAAGCATTTGGATTGGCACTTGCTCTACCCCATGCTAAAATGGGATCTTTAGGATTCCCATAAGCATAAACAATTAGACCTGTCTTAGATCCATCTGCTTCTTTAGGTAGATTATCTTCATAAGATTTTCTTATAAATCCTTCTACAAGTGTTTCGCATAAATTGGATGTGTGCATAATATTCTCCTTTCTGACATTTTTTAAAAAAATATCAAAATTGTTTTTATAGTCTTATTATAACATATCCTGGAGATCTGTCAATCTTGGTAATCTGGGGTTTTTTGGGGTTATTTCTTGAAATTCTCTAATAATTTGAATACAATTACCAATGGTAGGAGTAAGGTCCAAGCAAGGATTATCCATACTTCATCTAGGGTCTTAAGTGGCTGGGCTCTACGGTTACTCAACGAGCCCACCACTATTCTCTGGTTGGAGGGAGGTCCGACTTGAGAATTCTGTTTACCAACCACTTGGTCTTCCTATCAGTAATACTAATAATGTGAAACAGGTTGCGAATACAATTATATCAATTATCATTTGTACTTCTTTTTATTGAGTCTAACTAATGCTTCTAATTTACGATCAATCTTACGGAAGCCATAATATAGCAATATAAAGAAACCTACCACCAATAGTCCTAAAATAGTCTTTGTCATTATGGCAACTCTCTTTCTTTAATTGTTCTTAGAATGATTTTAGCATAATCTGGATTGGTACTCCAGGCGTCTAATAATGATAATAACTTATTATAATCCCAAGTGCCCTTCTTAAGCTGAATCTTTCTCTCTACTCTAAATTCTGTATAGGCTTGGTGGCTGTTAAGGATTCTTATCATATCTTTTACACTATCGCATTTCGTAGCATATTTCTTAAGGCCAAACTTCGCATCTGGTACATCCTTAGGCTTCATATGGTCTGACTCCAAGTCCCAAGTCCGTATGCCAAATAAATTATTGCCTTCTTTTGAGAAACGAGATGTTCCCCATGCTGATTCTATACCTGCCATGGCAATTATGATAGATGTTGGTACTCTACTATGCCTATCCGTAGTGAAGTTCAGATATTCAACACATTTACCTGTCGCATTAATGAATGAGTTGGCATTGTTGAACATAAACTCTGGTTGGACTAATCCTAACTCTAGGATCTGCTCTAAATCCTTTTTATGGAATGTTTCTTCTAATTTTTCTACCGTTTGTTTATTGGGATTACTCGTACCATACCAATATGATGCTCCTACCATGCCCATTATGATAAAGGCATATAATAACCCTAGATATAAATTTGTTAGTCCTTTTTTCATTTTAACTCATTACCCTTTCCAGTCTGCTTAACCTATTTCTTTCACAATTTTTTAGGCCTCGTTTAATACTTTTTAATCGTTTATATTCTGCTTCATTCTCTTCAACTGATCGTTTGGCTAACTTGTCCATTCGCAAGTCATGTCTATTCATATTAGAATACATATTCTCTCGCATCTTACCTAATCTACTCATTACAGTTTCGCTCCTGTTCTTAAGTCGTACATTTCTCTCTCAGGCTTCATGCAGGTCTGTTCTGCCAATAATTTCCATTTATCCGGAGCCATTTTCCATAAGTCTGCAATCTTTAAAACCATTCTCAAAGATATCTCTCTTAATTTGTGCTTATTGTCATATATGAATTGGATAAGCTCTTCTTCCTTTTCTTTTCCCATAGCATATTTTTCAAGCATACCTATTCCACATATTTGTCTAATTCGTAGCATTCTATCTCTCATACTATCAATCGTTAGGTCTAGATAGTGACATCTACTTTGTAATGCCGCTAGATGATCTTGTAATTTTTTAGATTTAACATTGTCAAACTTGATATTGGTAATGAAGATAACACCACCATTGAATTCAAAAGAGTTAGGCATTCCTTCTGCCATTAATGTTCTTGATTCTGTATTCCAGTGAAGTGATCTTTTAGGAGTAGTATCTAAGGCCGCTTTCAAAAGATTAAGTGCTAGGTCATCATATAAAATTGCATCACAGTCATCAAAGCAACATACACAACCTTTGTCTTTATATTCATATAATTTCTTATATAAACCTATCGCTGACATCGCACCTTTAACCATTTCAAACTTTCTTTTTTCTCCTGCAATATCTGTGAACATATTCTGCTTCTCTAAAGCCTTTTCAACACCATAAGACTTACCAATCCCTGGAGGTCCACTTACTATCATTGCTCTAACTTTACTTGTCGCAACTGCATCAGCCATCTCATCCAGTATCGCAAATCTTGCTCCAATTCTTTCTATCGCTTGAGCATCTGTTTCTTTAGGCTTATTAGAACCTACAGGCTTATATTTCTTTTTTAATTCATCTCTATGAGTAATATATTGTCCTTCCGGAACTATCGTTAGGCTACTGATTCCAGGTACATTAATTCGTACCTTTTCCTTCTCGGTAAATCCTGAGAATTCTGTGACATCAACTGTGACAAATCCACCTTCTTTGCCACTTGTAAATTTTTGGTAATCTTTAAGAATAGGAAATACTCGTCCAGACATATCTTGGCTTCTGTACGAGCCTTCTTCAATTTTGATGTATTTTTTCAATTATTTTCCTCCCTTAAACATAGTTCATTATAACACAGATTGGCTATATGTCAACTGATCTGCGTCATTTTGGTAATTTGATTTTTTGGTAATTTGAATAAATATGTATAGAATGAAAAGCATATTTTTAACAATTATATTTCTAATGTTTTTAGGTTGTGCTTCGCAAGAAGCATCGGCTATTGAGCTAGATTTTAAATCTGGAACTGACAGTATTGATACAAGTGTACCTTTAGGTGATAATGGTAAATGTGTAGATGAACTTAAAGAATACGATCGTCTATTAGGTATCACATCTGCTAGTGATGAAGATAAGGCATCTGCTTTATCAAAAAGAGATTTGGCTATATCAAAAAGAATGACTGGTAGACTTGAAGACTGCGAAACATTAATGCAAGAAGCGATCAATCTCATACCTGAATAATTAATTTCCTTTCTATTTTAATGAACAGGCGAGTGAGTTGAAATGTTTTGAAAGGTCTCGCCTGTTCATATTCACATCTAATTAGATGAGAATTTTGATATCAGATTATACCATTGAACTTTTACCTTTGCCCAATTGGCTTTCTGAAATTCTTTAGTTTTTTCAACTTCTATGTTGAATTGGTTGCCTACCTTCCCTGGAACCAGGCTAACCTTTGTTAATAATTGGGTGACATCTTTCTTAACTAATACAGCCGATTCATTAACTTGATTTTGAATCGTATCTGCATTGGCAATTGCCTGAACCCAAATATACATCACAAAGAATAAAACTATACTCTTGATATGTTTTTTCATTGTCCCTCTATTGAAGCCGTTTGATTTTCAACAACTCTTAGGCCGGCTTCAGTTAATGCCCTTTGAATTGCTATTCGTTTACCGAATTCTGTATTTCCTTCTTCTGGTGTGTATCTATAAGTCCAATCTGGAGAACCATCTCCATTTGTATGACCTCTAGGATACTTCTTACCATTAATTCTTATTAACCAACCTGCGACATTTACTACATCCATTTCATCTGAATCTTTATGTCTTCTTTCATAGTAATCATCGTTAGTCCATTGAGCTTGTATCTTTAAAGGTAATCCGTTATCTGCTATTAATTTCATTCTTTCACTTCCAACTCTTCCCAATCTGCTTCTTCTGTTGAGTCTTGTTTTTTCTTATATTTTTTTAAGGCAGATGTGTCTCCACTACCGATTGCCTTAAAGAATTCACTCATTGCTGACCCTTTTTCCTTCACCGTCTGACATCCGGACAGCATTATCACAGCAACTATCAATCCAAGGTATCTAATCATGATATCTATCCGTAAAGTTTTTAGGCAAACCATTTGGGTCATACTGCTCATCCTTCTTACAATTATCACAAGTAATAACCATTCTAGGTTCATCACCAATCAATAAACTACCACAAGTATCACATTCCAAAGTGGCTTTATTTTCATAAAAGTCTTTAGTCCAATCGTCCATTATTTCTTTTCCTTCATTGCTATTACTTCATCAATATCATCACAAAGTTCTGGAAGATGTGTTTCAATCTTTTCAATAATTGTTTCTTTGTAAGCCTTTAATTCTTCTACTGACATATCCATTAAATCTTGTTCTCTTCCACCAGTCATTATACCTTCTCCTTTAATGTATGAATTGGATCATCTTCATATGGTTCCCAATGAAGTTCATTAGTTTCTTCTAAATCATACCATTGATCTTCTATTGCTTTATATTCTTCTATCAATTCTGATGGCTCCATATTATGAAAACCTTTAAAGCCACCCTCTAAAATATATGTTAGAGTATCATAATCACCACACTTGTAATCATAATAGATGCCGTGAATCTCAACTTGTAGACATCTTTCAGCCATTACATATGGAGTTAGTTTCATCGCTCTCTCGTCTTCATATAAATGATCTTCGTGTCTATCAAATATAATTTCTTTTAATCTAGTTCCCATTATATCTCCTTGAAAATACCTTTCCATGGTCTTGCATCTGATCCTATTTGAAAAGGGTTTCTTTTTGTAGTAGATCCTTTTTTTCGTCCACCTTTGTTTCTATGAATTCTTCTAGGTTTTCTATTTGTAGTCATATTCTTTTTAGATGTCATTGGTCTTCACCTTCTTCATCTTCTTCAAAAAGTTCTTCTAATTCTTTTAGAACTTTTGGATCTTCTAATTTGTCCCAATTGATTGTTTTATTAAAGCCAAAGGGATCATTACTTGTTTTCATCTTTTTCATATTATATTCAACAAACCTAAAATGAATGGAACATAACAAAAAATCGCTATCGTTCCAGTTATCTTAGAATAAAATAATACCCTTTTATTATCCAAAGCCGTACCAACTCCTAACAAACATACCGTTAGAACATAAAATATGGCGAAACCTGGTATTATATATTGCATCATTGGTTTTCCTCCTCTTCATCTTCATCTTCATCTTCATCTTCTTCATCTTCTTCATTTAAAAAGAATTCATTACAATGTGCCATATCTGCCACATCATCTTCTGACATATATTTTAGACAAGCCATTATAACCATATCTTTATCTAAGATACCATCATCAACCATCTCTAAAATCTTGTTCGTTGCTTCTCTAACATTAACTGACATTAAAATGGTATCTCACTTTCTTTCGTTTTAATTTTTTCATCAGATGTTTCTAATTCTTCTTTTTTCCATCTATAAGAATCAGTAGTCCAATCTGGATCTTCATAATTTTCATAATGAATATCTTTGTCGCTATCCCAATCTTCATATGGTACACATTCTTCTATCTTTTGAACTCTAGGTTCTCTACCATATTTCTCATAATCTATTTCTGCTTGTTGGTCCCAATTATGGTCATAGTATTTCATTTCAACTGGCTCATCACCATAGTATCCATCTTGCCATTCAATCTTTTCAATGCCACCGTGTTCTTGTACGGCATCTTCCGCTTCTTCTTTTGAATTGGCAACCACTTCATAATCAACTTCTACATTGTAGAACTTTTTAACCTTAAATTTCTGCTTACCGATATCCTGGTGTGGATTATCTTTTTTATATGTTCCGTTTATTATTTCTATTTTTTGCATTTCAACTTTCTCCTTTATTACTTAATTTTAACATGGTTTGGTAATCTGTCAACCGACTACTAATATGGCCATCCCATCATAATATGTATAGTATCTGTCGCCCATAATAGATAGACCGTACATATTATGAATAGAACTGCCTTAAGCCCATAATCAATATATTTGTTCATTATTTTGAACTCCAATGGTCATCATAAAGTGTTTTAATCTTGCCGTCTGCTATATAATAGCCAGTCACTTGTTTCTTCTTCTTTTTGCCTTTTACTTTTCTTGGCTTTTTAGTTTTTTTTGGTTTCACCATACATCCCCCTAGGACTAGGACTTGCATCTGGTCCTAGTAATTTCACCTGTTCAGCTCTAAATTTCAAAATATGACTTTCCCAATCATAAGTCCAATGTGGATTATCTCCTATTGGACAAGGTATCCATCCATCCTTTGCTGATTGTATTACTCTTCTTTCAAATGCTCCTTCGCCATTTATGCTATCCAACAATTCATTTTGATGACATAGATATAAATGAACATTCCAATTAAAGTCTGTTTCAACTTTACCTGTTCCATTTTGTCCTTTAATTAAATCATAATAGATTTTAGTATCTGGATCACCATTCCATTCTGCTTTGGCTGTATTACTATAGACCATCATTGCTATAAATGTCACCGCCAATAGCCATTTTGTTTTATTCATCTTTCTTTTTTCCTATTCTCTTCGCATATCCAATTATTAATTGGACGAAGTCTTCTAACTTGCCATCGTTTTTCATTAACAAGTAAATTCCATATCCTAACAAAGGTGGCATCACGAATAAAATAAAGGCGTCCATCATTACTTACTAACCACCTCTTTGATATATTTTCTACTCGCTTTTTTATATTTTTTGATTATTTTTTGACAATCTCTAATCAACACTAAAGAATAGATTGATGAGAACATAATAACCAATAACATCACAAATGAAATTATTAATTCTTTTTCCATTAGTTTTCCTCCGCTTGTTTCATTATTGTTAAAATTCCAAAAAATAATCCTATGGCTGTGAATACTACAAAACCAATCCAATTATCGTTTATTGGAATTCCATGATGTCCACCTTCTATACAACCTACGGCAAATATCATTGATACAAAGAATATAATTGGATAAATTATTTTCATTACCATAATCTCCCTTTACCTATTGACATACTATTTTCATCTTCAATAGGTTTAGTTTCATAATCAATTATTGCCAATTTGGTTTCATAATCAATTAATTGATTAAGATTATCAATAGCATTATCTTTATTGCCATTTTCAATATCTTCTTTGATTGATGTTAGGATATCAACTTTATTTGTGAATCCATTTATTTCTAATATTGGTTTTGACATTACTTGCCTTCCTTTGATTCTGCTTCTAAATTTAAAGCAATATCAATATCTGATTCTTCTTCATCTGTGAAAACAGGTGCTTCTGCATCTGCTGGAACAAAGTCAAAAGCGAATTCATCTCCAACGGCATACATATTCACGCCACCTTCTGGATTGATATTCTCCTTATAAAATGTTCTGATTTCTTTATGAACAAAGTCACAATCACTTGGCTTATCTAATACCAAATACATTGTACCATTCGTCATTTGTATTCTTTGAACTATGCCAGATAATTCTGCTCTAACAAAGCCTTCTAATTGTTTTTCTATATTTTTTTGCATATTATTTCAACTCCTTATATATTTCATTATAACATGGATGGTAATACGGTCAACCTCAAATAAGCCGCATAATCATTGACTTTTTGCCTAATTATAATGCCCAATTGTCAACTTTTTGATAGAATCTTCCACTTCAAGAAGTCTATCTTCAACATCAGCAATCTTTTCTGCATTTTTCTTATCAAAGTATTTGAAATATGAAAGGTGATCAAGCTCTTGCTCTAGCATAATCTTTTGGCCCTCCAATTCTCTTATTCTATCCTTTGTATCCTGCGTCATTAATTTAATAGTCATAATTTATCTCTTCTACTCCTTCCATCTCGTCCTCATCTTCCCATCCGTCGGAATCGTTGTCATAAATTTTTCCGCTTCTGGCTCCACATCTTGAACACTTATCTTCTTTTTCAGTCATTGGACCGTGTTCACAACTGTCACACCACCAGTCATCGGCATGGTTTTTTTCTTCTTCCAAGTCCACATCACTTAAAATCTTATCCCATTCGTCTATCATTACCACATCCTTTCTATCTTTGGTATATTCCATAAAGCATAACCAAGTCTATCTTCGTTATCTACTAGGTATCTAACTGCTTCTGTCTGTTCATTTTCTATACTCAATCCTACAAAGTTATCTATGAACCCTACTTCTTTATCTTTAAAGAACACTGAACCAGTCTCTGGCTTTTTAGGAATAGTCCAACCGTCTTTTCTTAATTCGTTTTCCTGTTTATCGTTTAACCAAATATCCATTATAATTTCTCTCCTTTTTCAAAACCTCTAAATCTTAAAAATCTAGGAAATCTTAAACTCCATTCATTTTTAGCATTTTGATTCTGTGTTATTGCATCTGCTCTAACTTCTACAACTTGCCCAACTAATTTCTTTCTGGCTGACCAATATGTTTCTCTATCTGTATCACTTAATCCAGACCCTACATTGGTTCTAATCCACTTGCCGTCGTCTTTACCTTCAACAATAAGTGCTCCAAGTTTATCTGCATTTCTTCCTGTGCCTTCTTCTACTCCTATAACTGTTAAAGATACTTCTATAAATGGTTTAACCTTTAACCATAATGTAGATCTTTTACATTCATAAACACCATTGATTGGTTTAACCATTATACCTTCAAAGCCTTTATCAATACACAATTTATTATAGTCTGCGAATTGCTTCTGTCCATCTTCATCACTTAAATTCATTTTCACATACTCAACCAAATTAATGTTTGGTCCATAATTGTAATCTTCTAATAATTGTTTTCGTTTTGTAATTGATAAACCACATTCTCCTGCTTTAAAATCTTCTAATGGTAGACAATCAAACAGATTCAATACGGCATCGTCTGTCTTTGCTCCACCTTTTCTGTGTATCTCTCTCATCAATGTTTGGAAGTCATCACTCATTACTTCACCATCAAACACCATTGACTCAGACATTTGGTCTAACATTTCATCAAATTGTTGAAGTATTTTAGGAAAGTTTGACAATTCTTTACCGTTCCTACTGAACATTTTAACTTCATCTTTATCTACATCACATATAACCACAACTCTAACGCCATCTAACTTTGGTTCTACCATTACATCACCAACCATTTTCTTTTCGTGTTTCGCTGAATCTGTGGCTAACATACATTCAAACACAGGAACCTGCATTGTTGAAAACTTATTGATTGTCTTATGTGTGACTCCACATCTTAAATCTTTTATTAAAATTCTTCTATACCAATCGTTCCATTCTTCCATTTTAGATCTATTACATAAATCTTCAATCTTATCTCTCATTGAATTACCTGTAAGCCATCTTTCTTCTAATTTTTTTAGAGTGTCTAAAAATTCTGCTTCAGGTATGCCAGGTCCATCTTTTTTAGCAACTGGAACCTTTTGAACTCCAAATGTTCTAAATCCATCTAACGCCACACACACACCATCAAAGAATCTTATGTTATCTGCGTCGCTCTCTCGCTTAATAATGGCCTCTTTTTTCAATCGGCTGTTATCAGCTTCTAATTCTTGTATTATCTTCCAAGGTTTCATCATACTTCTACTATCTCCACTTCAGTTTCTTTTGGTTCCATTATTCTTTTAAAAAACTCCCAAAACCATTTTTCTGCTTCTTCATCTGTCATATTACAAATTTCTTCCTTTACAAAAGATTCACAATTTAATTTTGGTTCTTCTGCATTCGCAAGATTCCAAACAAATAGATAGATTATAAAAAATATTATTATTGGTTTTTTTAATCGCATATCATAAACCGATGGTTTCCTATTATTGCCGTTTCAATATAATATCCTGCCCAACTTGGATTGGCAATGTGGGGGTTATAATAAAATGTCGCTCCATCTGTTGGGTCCATACTATAATCATCGTTCATTACGAATAAAGCGACATGGATTGAATCTCTCCATGCTGTCATATTTTCTGGAATTATAGTTCCATCTTTATAAGTCACCCAAAGCATATCTCTATGACCATCACACCACCAACTGAATTGGCATCTGTTTTTAATTGGATAATATTTTCTTTCACTTTTATCTAATGTTGGGTCTTTTTTTGTTTTCCAACTTTCCCTAACTGGTCCTTCATGTACTACTTCACAAACCGTATTAGGCCATCTTTTATCTTCAATTCTGTTCTGTACGACATGAGCAACGGCAATCTTACCTATCATTGATTCGTGCCTTGCTTCAAAATATATATTTTGAGCCATACAATATAATTCATCTATATTCTGTGGAGTTCCTGTTTCAACTTCATATGACAATGCAAGGGAGGCCATAACCGCCCTTGCCGTCTGCATAACTGTTTCTAAAGAACCAGTGACCATTTAGTCTGCTCTACTCTGCATATAACAATCAATACCATATTTTTCTAAAGCATCTGCGAAAGCATTACAGCCTTCTTCTTTGATGTCCATTGATTGAGTATGTCCATATCTGTGACCTTTAGGCATTAGATCATAATAAGATACTCTCCAACCGCCTCCGTAGCCATTAGAACCAATATCCATTTCTTTTAGAAATTTAACCAATCTGCCTCTTGCTGGACGAATAACTATATTCGCGAATCCGCAATAAAGTGGTTCTCCGTGTTTCGCCACATATTCATCAACAGCCTTTAAACAAGCCTTTTTGGCATTGGTCCACATATCATAAGGACTAACACCTTCTGCATTAAATTTAAGTAGGTCTTTTGTTTCTGTTTTTAACATATATTCAACTCCTTTTATAGTTTTAATATAACATGGCATTTCATACAGTCAACCGCCTAAAACCACTATATCTTGTGTCGACTCTTTTTCTTGGCACTATATCTAGTGCCATTCAATTTTTGGTATATTTCTACCGCTTTATTTTCAGCAACGAAACCATTGGGTGCCGTCACATAAATCATATCTTTTTCCTTCTGTTTTTGATCACGAAAAACAGGTTGGGCATTTGGAAATCCATATTCCAAATCAGCGATGTCTATTTTAAATTTAGGCAATTTGTATGAATCCTATTGCCCATAAAAAAACCATCACAGGTCCTATTGTCCAAGCACCAAACCACATAGCATCTAAAAATGATATTCCTATTGATTTTATCTTTGTCATCAATCTAATAACACCATATATTCTTTTGGATAGTATTTTTGAAACCAAGCAATACCTTTCCTAACGGTTTCCCATTTAGGGTCATCACCATTATTTGGGTCTGCCAAATATTCTGCTCCTTTAATACAATCATAGACAGCAACCGCATCTGGTTCCAACATAACCTTCTCACCTGAGAAAGGATTTTGAATTTCTTCTGGTTTGTCTAAGACTTCACATTCAAACGGTAATGGTCTTTTCTTTTCATTACCATGTCCAACTTCATCTGAAGATTGTGAACCTCCATACATTAATGTCACTCCTGCATCTTTACTCACTATATTTCCTCTCTTCCTCTTCTATTCTATAATTGGCCTCACCGTCCGGTGTTCTCCAAATGTTCAATATCTTAACACCTTTATCTTTGAAGTCCTTATAGAATTCTTTTAATACTTTATGGAATGGATATTGGAAATTGGCTTCGACAACCGTATATCCTCGAGTCATATCCTCATCTTTTAGATAGTCACCCTTCTCCTTTAAGAATCTATATCTGATATGAACTGACACTAGGCCGCCTTCCTTTTCTTCATTTGATCTAAAGTTCTTTCTAAGATGTCTATGTGATCTTTAATAGCATCTTCTTCTAATGGCTTGAACTCTGTGTCAATTACTTCCTTGCCATCTTCTGTGTATCTGCTTTCAACATAGAACCAACTGAACTTTGGTTTGCCCCAATAGTTCTTCTCACCAGCATCTTTCATCAGATATACATATTGTTCACCTGAGTGGAAACCGTTTTTGATATAGTCTGCTTCGTCTTTGTAGACTCTGTATCCTGTACCTTTCTCACCTCGGTCTCTGCCATAGTAGACATTTTGAACTTCATACATAGGATTTTCTCTATCATCAAAGTCTACCTTGTCTCCTATGATGTAATGCCATTTAGATGAGTCACCTAATTTAATCGCTTCAGTGACTTTCTTTTTGTCTTCCCAATGCTCACAAAGGTTATATCCAAGTCCTCCTGGATAACCGTCCCAATGTTGATATGATGCTATGATCCTACCACTCTTTTGTTTTATTCCTATTCTTGCTCTAGTCGCCATTATGCTCCTTCCATAAATTGTGATGTCAATTGTTCTCTTGGGGGTGCCTTGACATCTTTTAAATAATTTAAAGACGCCCTTGCTTCTTTCAAAGCATCATGAACGATACTTTGATGATCTTCGTCAAATATTTCTTTTTTAATTCCATCATAATCTTTATATAAAAGTCCACCCATTGATGCATCGCCTAGTTCAACTCCTTTACAGAATACTCTCGCCGTTGCATATACCCAAACCTTCTTGCCATATGCGATATCTTGTTTAAGATGAAACATATTAAGTTTCGACGCATCATCATCAAATATTTCTTCTACATCCATTTCTTCTGGAGCGACATAACCAAACACTCTAAAAGGTCCGTAGTCTTTCTCCCATATTCTTTCTGACATTATTTTCCTCCCGTTGCCTTGTTAAAATTCTTATTAATTAAATGTTGATCCCTAGCATCTGTAACCACGAAAGGTTTTTTGCCTTCTTCTCTTTCTGATTTACTTGGATACTCCCAAATCTTTGGGTCTTTAATAACTTTCATTCCGTGAATTTCTAAATATTCAATCATATTCTCCACAGCCGAAAACCTATCTGTTCTACAAGGTAAACCTGTACCGTTCGCATCACAGCCTAGGTCTTGTTGGATGTCACCACCCAACTTAACCAATCTGTCTATATCTTTTTCTGTTAAGGTATCTGACATTAAGCAACCTCCTTAAATTCTTCAACAGCCGGTGTCCAATCAATACCATTGTCTGAATATTGCCAAGTACCTTTCATGAATAAGAATAAATGACCAACATTTTTTCTCATCTCTTCTTTATTCCAAGACAAATTTGATTCAATAACATCACCAAATCCATCAACATACCAATAATCATCTTTTTTGAAAGTTGGCATTAATGTAGGTGAGTCAACAAGTTTTTGAGCCATTTCCTTATCATTATATTGACTCATTAAAACTCCCGTCAATGCTTCTGGCGTAGTTTTCCAACCTGTTTCAACGGCAACGACATTTTGACTATTGTCAATATATCCAACCATTATTCCGTGTTTATTTTTATAGTCTATTTTTTGCATTTTATTTTCAACTCCTTCTTTCAACATATAATTCAGTATAACATGGATGGTAATACCGTCAACCACCTATAACCTTCCATTTTATGCGACTTTTTAATCATCTGTGATATAAGGCAAACCTATCTGCGAACTTTTTATGACAAAAAGCCGACGGTCTTGAATAAATTTGAACTCTTGAATCGTTTGAATAAATTGAACCACCCCTATACTTTCTTCGAAGTGGCACTATCTTCGCAAGTCTATTTGTCATTTTATGATTTTCAATTGTATTTGGTATATCCTTTGCAAAGGCATATTCATATCCGGGTGCCTTATATTGGTTCAACCAATTCTGCATTTCTAAAGGTAAACAGAATTTGACAAGTCTATCCATTACTTTCCAAAATAAGGTTGATTTAAAAATTTTCCAAAATAGTCATCGTCTCTCTTACCTTTTGCTGGCCTATGACCTAAATAATTGTGACCTTCTCCAACTACTTGAGGACCATGATCACAACTTATAACCCAACCTGCAGGTCCGTATAATACAGCCTTACCGGAATGAGTTTGACCTTGTTTATTTTGATAAAAAACTTTATCACCTTTTCTTATCTCGTCATAACATTCATCAGTCCACATTTACTTTTTCTCCCTTTGAGTAATCTATGATTTCTTTGTTATCACCTATTCTTTCTGCTTCTAATTGAGCTTCATACTCCGCCATTGATTCTGTGATACCATACAAGTCATCTAACTCTTTACCTTCCGAAGTATTCCAAAATTTATCTGTAGACCCTTTAGGTACCGTATCAGATATATTCCAACATTGGTCGTCTCCATTATCCCATATTCCCATAAAGTCACAGCCACCTTCATAATAGGTTGTTCTGATACTGACATTAGAATTATTGGCTAGGAACTCTTCATAAGCACCAATTGGTGGTGCCCAAGCTGAATCAAATCCAAATGATATTTCTGATTCATCATCATTAATATAGTTTCTATCAACGCCATAGAACTCATGAATGTCCCATTTCGTAGACCAGTTTTCTACCGCCCAGTCATACCAATTTGAATATCCATACTTCTTCATCATTGCTTTATTTTTAGAACCGTCCGCCGTCGTCTCTATTAAGCCTTCTGGCATTGGATGAAAATAATGTAAAAGACCATCTGCTTGTTTTTCGTATTTTTCGTTCTTAACAATCTTTTCAATCTTATCAATTATCTTATTAGGTCCTGTGATAGTGATATTATTATTGCACCAATTAGGCATTAATAGCCTCCTTGGATAAATGTGATCCTGGAACATTCCATCTAGTTCCACCTAATGTTCTAACCAAAACATATTTGATTTTGATCTTCTCAACCTTCGCTTCTAAAAGTGTATTTCTACGACCTCTAAAAAATACCGTATCACCCACCTTGAATGAATGAGCATTTATAGTATGAAGTTGGTTTCTTCTCAACTTAATAGCATCTACAACTGAATCCACTTCTGAACTCTTTAGGCTGTAAATCCCTTTTATTATTGTTTCTAGTTTTTTGTTCATATATTCAACTCTCCTTTATTATTCATTATAACATGGATGGTAATACCGTCAACCTCACTATTCTACCCATATTTCTTGACTTTTTAAAGCATCTTCAATCGTTGCTCTATTAGATTTGGTATAAACATAGAAGATTGAAGAATTCATTTCTTCTCCATCTACTACGGCATCTATACCTGCATATTTTAAAGCATTTTGAATTGACGGTACGATACTTCTATCTTCGTCTAAATCCCAATCGCCTAAATCTTCTACGGCGAAAGTATGTTTATGACTTTCAACTTGTCCTTCATAACTCATTATTTTATTCCTCCTATTTCTAAAATTGTATCTTTAATAATTTGATGTCTTTCTTCATGTACCGATGCTCCCCAAGTACCTTCTTCGGTCTTCTCTATAACTTTCCCTGTCAATACCGCACCTTGATATATTTTTGATGCGGTACTGACCTCTTCTACTGGTGTAAGGAGCATGACTAATCCTGTTATCAATCCTGTGACATTCATATCAATTTCACCAATATAATAATTTGTAGAACTATAATCACAACTGGAAGGATTGTTCTAACCAATTCCATAGTGTGGTTATATTCATCTAGTTTTCTTTCTAAATAATTTCTTTTATTTTTCATCTAAACTTGCTTTCTAAATTTCCTAAATGGATATCTACCCAATCTTCTAATTCATCTGCGAACCCTTTATACTCTTCAAAAGTATATCCTAATTCTTCTGCTTTCTTTTTAAATCTATGAGCAACTGATTTTGGTCCCATCAAAGCATCGTCACCATTCCATGAACATACACCTTCTGTGAAGTTTCCTAATTCATATTGCTCTATGAAATTATCATAAAGTTCTTCTAAACTTTGTTTGATTTTTTCTTTAACTATTTCTACCATAATCTCCCTTGGCTAATCGACATTCCATTTTCATCATAATTCATATATTCGTCCCAAAATTCTTCTGTCTCTTTTTCTCTTAACAGATTTGAATGTAATTGGTTCTCTTCATTTATTAAATCTAATGTTCTAAAGTCTGCCAACATATCTTCAAAAGGTATTTGGTCGTTGCTATTCCATCTAACAACTCCTTCTTTATCAATATAGGCACCTGTGTGACCATTAGTACCATTAAAATTATCTCTAATTTGGTCTTCGTTGTATCCACTACCGTTTCTATTATTGTATCCTATCATTGAATTTGACATTAGTTTTTCTCCTTACCTGAGTACCAAGGTGATTTATAAGTGTGGTCTCCGCCAACGGCTTCAACTTCTCTCCAAGGACCTTTGATACTGAAACTATATGGATTGACCATTGCTCCAGGATTTTTAAACATTCTTTCTAAAATTCTTCTGCATTTAGACAAAGTAAACGGTCCACCATAAATTGTATAATCTTCTAAACCGTCTTCGCCCATTTCCATTTCTGTGATATAAAATTGTTTTCTATTTTTTAGCATTTCAACTCCTTCTTTCATACTTCAGTATAACATAGGTCTAGTACCCGTCAACCTGGTAAAAGAAAATAGGTGAAAATTTTGGTATATATAAAGCCGAGCAGAAAAGCCAGTAAAATAGCGACTAATTCATCAGATTGAATGGCACTAGATATAGTGTTGGTCTTATTTGAAGACACAAGATGTAGTGCCACACGATTTCGTACCGGTTGACAAGATCAACTACAAGATATAGTCTTATCAAGTGTAATTGATGAGCTGTCATTACACTGAAATGATGATGACATATCAGCAATTCATGTTATAATATATTATAACCAAAAAAAAGGAGTTGAATCAATGCCAATCGTGTCTAAGCAATTTGTAGAGTTCTTAAATGCCCAAGTCAAATATAAGTCGTACTCTGTTCATCACAAGTATCATCGTCCCGCTTATATCAAATTTAAAACTTATGCTCAAGCCAAATCTTATTGCATAAAGCATAATTTAGATCATAGTAGTAGTTGGGTTCTAACTACTGTCAATCATTGTTAGTAATCTAAACTATCAAATCTAATTTTCAGTGTAATTGATGAGCTATCATTACACTGGAATCATAAATGACATATCAGCAATTCATGTTATAATATATTATACAGAAAGGAGTTGAATGAATAAAAATGATAAAATGCTTTATCAAAAAGCATATAAGCAATTAGAAGCAAGAATCGTATCACATCTGCCATTGACTGACATGAGTCAAGCTCATATTAATACAAATTTGAATTTAAAACACTATCTTCAAACTTGTCAAAGTCATATTAAATATTTTATTAATGATTTGACGAAAGAGCTTAAAAGAGATACTGATCTTTCTAAAGATGATCTTAAAAAAATCGTTAAGCAATTGACGATAGATTACATCAATACGATTACATAGAAGCGATATGATAATGGGTCAGCGATGGCCCATTATCTAAATTACCAAATATACCTAAATTACCAAATTGAATCTTCTTTTGGTTTCTTATCTTTGTCAAATTGTTTTGAGTTTGGTGTGTTGTTGGCCAAGTCGTCTAAAAATTTTTCTTCTTCGATTTGATTTAATCTTCTCTCAACCGGAAACCTAATCACATTTTTAAATTGAGTAAATTTGATTTGTCTCTTCAACCAATCAATATATTTCATATTGATTATTTTGGTTTAACAGTTTTTGATTTTAATGGTGGACGAGCACCTGTTTTCGTTCCGCCGAGTTTCGGTGCTGAACCTTTTGTTTTTTTAATCTGAACACCTTTTAATCTTTTAGCACCTGCTCCAGATCTTTTTGTGATACCTAATTTCTTTCCTGCCGTTCTGGCTTTGATTGATCTTCTCTTTCTAATCTTTGCAGACCTTTGCGGGTCAGTTTTTTGAAAACAGGTTGATGGTTTGGCAACGATTCTGCCTTTTCTTGGACCGCTCGTACATCTAAAACCTGCCTTTGGAGCACCACCTTTCTTTCTTCTAAAAATTTGGCTCACTCCTTCTGAAATTGCAGAATGATCTGACATTTCTAAAATATTACCATCAACCATTTCTGGTACTATATCTTGTGTCAACCGAGTTGATTGACCACTAGATATTGTGGCACTAGATGTAGTGCCTTCTGAATTTTTTGGTACTACGATGAATTCTTTGATCTTCATATCGGTATTTACCTAGACAACTCTGGATAGAGAACTGACGAGAACTGACGAGAACTGACGAGAACTAATAGAACTAATAGAACTAAAGCAATACGAACTGATAGTAGTAACAATATATTACAGGGTGCTACATTTTAACAAGATCAACTTCATTGTTGTAAACGGTTAAATACAAGCACAATGAAGATATTAGAAGTAATAGGAACAAAAGAAAACATAGGACCAGCACCGTCAGGTGTATGCTCTAAACCTACATCATCTTTACCAGCATCTTGGGTATCTTCTTGTAAGTCACAAGGCAAAAGAAAACGTACCGGGAACCGTGTAGCCAAGCTAGGTGGTAAGACTAAAAAGGTTGCAGGTAAACGAATCAAAGGTAAGAAATACGGTGGACCTTTGCCAGATTATTCAGAATAACAAGCTAAACCAAAGACCTAATAGCGAGCCAATAGCGAGCCATAACTAGGTATATGCAAATAGGCTTTATAGGATTAGGTAAATTGGGTATGCCATGTGCAGAAGCAGTTTCAGACAAAGGATTTAATGTGCTTGGATATGATATACTGCCTAAAACCAGTACAAAGATAGATATAAAAGATTCAATACAAGAAGTTATAGAACAATCGGATATTGTATTTGTTGCAACTCCTACTCCACATGAAGAAGGATACGATGGAAGAAATCCTACAAGTCATCTGCCACCTAAAGACTTTAACTATGATTCAGTAAAAGAAGTTTTAAAAGAATGCAACAAGTATGTTAAGAATGAACAAACACTTACATTAATATCAACAGTACTACCCGGAACAATAAGAAGAGAACTTGCTCCTATTGTTACAAATACAAGATTGATTTATAATCCTTATCTAATTGCTATGGGTAGTGTAGGTTGGGATATGATTAATCCTGAAATGATTATTATAGGCACAATGAAAGGCAACCTCGTTACGGCCAATAGAGCAAAACATCTTTTGCATTTCTACGGAAGGATATGTGATAACAATCCTAGAATAGAATTTGGCACTTGGGAAGAAGCAGAAGCAATTAAAATATTCTACAACACTTTCATTAGCAACAAACTTGCATTAGTTAATATGATACAAGACGTTGCTGAACGTTTGGGCAACATGGATGTTGATATAGTGACCAAAGCACTGGCAAAAAGCACTCAAAGAATTAACAGTCCTGCCTACATGAAAGCAGGTATGGGAGATGGTGGTGCTTGTCATCCGCGTGATAATATAGCACTTCGTTGGTTAGCAAAAGATATAGGATTAGGATATGACCTATTTCAAAGTATAATGACTGCACGTGAAAAACAAGCAGAAAATATGGCAAAAGCAATATTAAAATATGGTAAAAACATATACTTTACATCAGACTCTTACAAACCTAACACAAATTTAATAGATGGATCATACTCTTTACTCGTACAATATTACGTTAAAAAACATGGTGGAACACTAGTAAATGGTTTTGATACTCCCGTAGAAGTTATTGTAAGGGTGCATGAAACAAATAATATAACAGCAGATAATAAAACTGTTATATTTGATCCATGGAGAACATATCCAAAAGCAAATAATGTAGTTTATTATGGTAAATAAGTACTATTATAGGAGAATTGATATATGCCAAATTCAGACAACCAAGATGGGGTATTTAATAAATTAACAAAAGAGATTAAGTACCATCACAATAAACCTGATCCAGCTGATGGGGATCCTGCAAATGATTCAGTTGTAACACAATCCTTTGGTGGCAACATAGAAACAGCAAAATCACATTTTTTTCATGCTGATGCTTTAACTAATATGGATACAAATGGTACTCAACTAGATTATGCTATCACAGCTGATGGCAATGGCATTAAATTTACAATCGCTTTTGGTACTAAGGGTGCTGGAACTGCCGAAGCTGATGATTGGGCGGCTACATGGACAACTACTAAAGATAGTTTACTAGCGGCTAACAAATATGTAAATGTGAGAGCAGATCAATATTGGAGATCGACTGACGCTACACCTCACTTATTTTAATATAAAAAAGTTTTAATATGTTAATAGAACAATCAACATATTGTTCTTTATCCACATCTGCTTGGGACGACAGAAACAAAAAGATGTGTTGTTGGGCAAAATTACCAGAATATAAAAATTATCAAGAAATGCACAATAACAATACTGTCAAACAGTTAGTCGATGATTTACAAAACGGAATAAGAAACCCAATATGTAAAACTTGTTGGGCAATGGAAGACGATGGCATCTTTAGTATGAGACAACAATCGTTACAAAACGAAGGATTACCAAAAACAAACGATTTTTTACAACAAGAACTACAAGATAAGAAATTAAAATATCTAATGTTAAATTCTGGAATACAGTGCAACTTCGCTTGTAGGACTTGCGGACCATGGAGTAGTACAGGGCATTACAATGAATGGGCAGAGAAAAACGGGAGAGCCTGGAAAACAGACAACGTTGACTTGGAAGGATTATTAAAGCAAGACTTATCTAATGTAAAAAATATTGAAGTACTTGGTGGAGAACCTTTTACAAATTTAGATCATTTAAAGGTTATTGACAAGTTAAAGAATTCTCAACCATATTGGTTAACTTATACAACAAATGGGTCTGTGAGAATAAGAAAAGAAATATTAGATAAATTTACAAATTTCAAAGCAGTCAACATCTGTTTATCAATTGATGCTATAGGTAAACCTTTTGAATATATTAGAACTTTAGGCAAATGGGATCAAATTGTGAAAAATGTAGCAAATCTACAAGAGCAAATGAAAACATACAAACACCTAAGTATTAACGCACATATAACTATTAGTGCTTTAAATGTATTGTATATAAACGAGTCAATCGATTGGCTTGATTCTAAAAATATTCCATTTGACTTTACATATTGTTATAACCCAAACGAATATTCAATGAATCTTTTTAATGAAAAACAAAAACGACATATCATTAACTACCTTAAAGATAAAAAGGAAACTGCACCAATAATCAAACACATAGAAAACTCGAAGTTTGATGAAGAGTTGTTCGAAAAATTTAAATATGCGGTTTCTTTTACAGAAAAATTTAGAAAACTTTCATTAAAAGATTATCTACCTAAACTTCACGAACTAGTAATATAATTTAAAATTAGGAATATAATCATCTATGTTTATATTTCTTCTAGTATTAATTGGTTCAAGATAATTTATTGTTTTAGAATAATCATAATTTTCTTGTGTGTATAGTGTACTTGTAAGATATTCAAATCCTGAACCTTGTATTTGTTTTTCAAATTCTTTTTTTAAATCCAATGGTGCATTTAAAATACAAAGTTCTGCAGGTGTATGAACGTGTTGAATATACTGACCAACATATCTTTCCCTTTGCTCAAAGTATTGATACAAGTCATTAAACCATTCAATAAAGTCTTTAATATTAAACATTGATAGTATTTGAATTGCTGTATCTATTTTTACTGTAAGGGTAGACAGCTCTGTTAGTGTTTTAATATTTTCTGTTACCTTTTCAAAGTTACTTGGATATCTTATATAATCATTTGCTTGTCCATAAGCATCAACACTTACTGAAATGTTCACATTTTTAAAATAAGGTAGATATGAATAAAACTTTTCTTGGACATTTGTTAAATTTGTTACAACGTTTAGATGTATGTTCTTTAGAATATTGTTATCTTTTAAAAACTGAAAATAAGTTATATATTGTTGAATTATTGAAGGCTCTCCTCCTTGTAAAGTTAAGTGTTTGAGATCGTAACTTAACTCACATATTTCATCTAACTCTTTATCTGCAATAGAAGTAACACTATTATTATCAGTAAATCGTCCTAGCTCTTTTGCCCACATTGAACTTCTTGATGGATCACACATGACACATTTCAAATTACAAAAATTAGATAGATCTAAATCAAGATGTTGTGGTAAATTGTTGTGTTCTAGATCTTTAAATTGTCCATTGTAAAGTTGTCTAAAACTTTGTATACCTTTATCTTCCATTTCATAACAAGGAGTACAATCTTTAATTTTAATATTATTAGACAAATTTTGTCTAGCCTTTAATAATTTAGAATGCCATACAGTTTTTGGAGAGTCGTTATATCTTTTAAAAGAAGCACAGCACAAAGCATGACCTCTTTGTGTGTGTGAAAATTGTGCCCCTATTATACCTTGTTTGCAATACATAACAGTATTTAACGGCCACAAAAAAAGGGCGATATTTCTACCGCCCTTTAAATTAAAATATTAATTACGCAGAGTAATTAATAACTTTTCTGCCTGATTTTCTTAGCAATGAAATTATATTTGCTTTCATTGTTAATGCAGATGATTTAGGTGCAACACCTAAAATATTCACAGTAAAGTCTAAACCTTTAGATAACAACTTGTTAGTTGCAGTCTTTCTTGCAGTATTTTTTACTGCTAGGTTTTTAAACTTAATTTTGCCACCGTTAACTTCTCCATTTACTTTATAGTTAGAAGCCGGTTCTGCAAATACACCAATTTGCTTTGCTCTAGTTTTAAAGTTTCTAGTGTAAACAACGTATTGTGTTGAGTTTGCCATATGGTTATTTTCCTTTTTAGTATAAGGAAAAAATGTCTTTACTATATTGCTAAACATATTTCTCCTTGGTTAATTAAAGTTGCCGGATTTTCAATCTCTGTTATCCTAACAACCATGCCACTATTATAATATAAGTTGTATGAAATGTCAACCGTATGATGCTGGTAAAGGTAAACTAATTGTCTTTGATGCTTGGCACGTGGAATAGATCTATACCTTCGTCTAATAATTTCTTTGCTTCTTTCTTTGTAGCAGTGCCGTAAAACTCTTGATTTCTTTTACCTTTGTGTGCTTTACGTGCCTCTTTAGGAAACTCTTTGCCAACATTTTCAAAGTTTTTTTTAACGTGTTTCTCTAATGACTTTAATAAAGATCTTGCTCTGCCTCCCATTACCATTTGATCGCCAGTCATGTTTAAAACATTTTCTTTACCACGTTCTCTTGGAGATTTTTGATTACTCTTTTTACCAATGTTAGGAGACATAATGTCTTTACGCACTTTGGTGCTATCACACATTGGACACAGTAATTGTCCTTGTGCTAATTGATTCTCATAATCTTCATTGCTAGGAAACCAACCCTCAAATTTTGCAGTACATTCACATATTAAAGAAAACTTTATTGACATAATATTATTTACTATTATACAGTTGACAACTTTTAAAGTCTACTATATTATATACATAATGATATACGATAAAGGAAAACCTAAAAAAACATCGCAAGGTAAAAGAAAAAATGCTAAAAGAAGTTCAATGAATAAATCAAAGAAGAGGAGTTTTAAACCATACCGTGCCCAAGGAAGATAAAAATTTACAAACTAAAAAGTTAGAAGCTGAAGTTGGTAATTTACAAGTACAAAATGCAGACTATCAACAAATAGTACAAGAACTATCAGACAAATTAAAAAAGTACGAAAACAAATATGGAACAGTTTTTACGAAAGGTTCCTCAGACAATACAAAGTAGCATCTTTTTTAGTTCTAAACTTTAAGGTATTATAATCAACAACATAAATTCGTGTTGGACCAAATTCTTCCACAACTTTTTCAAATTTTTCATCATACGCATGAAAGGGTTCTCTATCTGGTAGAGTAACTTTTGTTCCCCAAACCATTGGCCACCAATGCATAGGATTCCTTCCATACATCTCAGATACCCACATAGTTGGTAATGCAACTGCTAAGAAAGGAATTATTGTTAATGGTTCCATCCACCACGACAACTTATCAAAAAATATATCAATTATATGAACAAGCCCCCACCAAACTCCTACAATAACAGTCAGGATAATTCCTACTATTGCTAACCCTTCATCATCGTCTATATCAATATCGTGATGGATTCTGTATCTATGATGTTTTTTAGGTTGTTTTTTATAACTCAAGATCATAAAACTATTTAATATTATGAAATAATTAATAGTACATATTTTGTTGTAACGCTCCCAAGGAAGTTCACATCAAAAACCCCCAAATTCGATTATTATGGAACTTGTCATACTAATGGCAGGTATTGTTTATGGCTTGATCATTGGCCTAATACCAGCCGCAGGAGCAACAACAGGACTAATCACACTATTTGGATTCATGCCCTACTTTGTAGGCGACCCGTACTTGGGTGTAATCTTTTGTGTAGCAGTTGTAGCCTCATCCACAACCGGTGATTCTTTTAGTGGTGTGCTGTTAGGCATACCTGGAGCCAACTCTGCGGCCGCAACAATGGTAGATGGGTTTCCTATGGCCAAGAATGGAGAAGCAACCAGAGCCTTGTCAGCGGCAATAACATCATCAACCTTTAATGGATTGCTCTTTGGATCACTTACATTTTTGTTCTTACCTTGGTACACGCAAGTTGTTATGTATATGGGCATACCCGAACTGTGGGCATTAGTATTATTAGCATTTGTCACTGTAGGTTTTGTTTCCACTAGGAAATATGTTAGAAGTACACTAGCTATAGTGCTAGGAATAACAATAGGACTAGTTGGTGTTGATGTAAACAATGTACCTCGTTTCACAATGGGTTGGAGATACCTTGAAGACAGTGTACAGATACTGCCTTTTGTTGCAGGACTGTTTGCTATACCAGAACTTTGGAATGGTTGGTTCAATAGGAAAAAAACAACAACAATAAAAGCAGAACAAGGCAGTTGGCAAGATCTAAAACAAGGAATCAAAGACACTATTAGATGTTGGAAGGATAGTATTAGAGGAGGAGCCATAGGTTCGTTTATAGGACTACTACCTGGACTAGGTGGTGCAATGGCTGACTGGTTAGCATACGGTTCTACTGTGGCCGCTAACCCAAAAGAAAAATTTGGAGAAGGAAATGTAAGAGGCATAGTAGGAGCAGAAGGAGCCAACAATGCACAAAAAGCCTCTTCATTTATTCCAACAGTTTTATTTGGTATTCCAGGTGCACCCTTTGCCGCGATACTGATGGGACTATTTTTATACCTAGGTATTGACTTAGGATCTCCAGATACATTTTACGATAAAAAATTATTTGACAGCATGACTTTTGCTTTCCTTATAGGAACAATGATAACTGCTGTTATTTGTTATGGACTGGCATATTTCGCAGGGTGGGTAACACGTATTCCATATGTGTATTACTTTCCTTTCATACTTGCTGTTATTGTTTGGGCAACCTTACAGTACACAGGCGGGTGGGAAGACCTTGCAGTACTTGTAGCATTCTCTATATTAGGATTGCTATGTAAAAAATTCCAAGTTAGCAGGCCAGCACTGTTAATTGGGTACCTGTTAAGTGACAGGATATACAATCTCACTTACCAATTAACATCACTCCATACGGTAAATGATTTAATTACAAGACCACTCTTTATTTCTATAATGATTTGTGTTATACTTTTACTATATTGGGGAATAACAAAAAGGAGTCGATTAGACTATGCTTAAGAAAATAATATTGGCTTTGTTTATAATGACAACAACAGCCATGGCAGATTATAATTTAATTGTGCCACAAAAACCATCTGGTGGAACTTCTGTGTGGGCACAGATAGTTGTAGCAGAATGGGAGAAACACTTAGGAGAAAAAATCAATTTGATTTATAAACCTGGTGCAAGAGATCAGTTGGGACCAAACGAGTTCCAAAATGAATTAAGGTTTGACGACAAGACTATACTAGTATCACATGGTGGTAACGGTATATCGTATCTTGTTGAACCTGTTGATTACAATTATTTAGATTGGGAATCAATTGGACAGATGAACTTGAATATCATTGTAGGTGCAAGAAACAAGGCCGATACTAAAAACGGTCCTATAAAGTTTCCATCAGGTTCTGGAATGACTCCAGAGATTATGGCAATCGTTATGTTGCTTACAGGACCAAATGGTGATCCAATTAAAACATTTGAAGACAAGATTGTTTGGGTAAAAGGAATGAAAGGGTCTGAAAGAAGACTTGCTTTTATTAGAGGTGACTTAAATGCAACCAGAGAAAACCCTGCCGCATATAAGAAACACGTGATACCTGTAATTGAAAAAGGTGATGCTTACACATGGTTCCATCATGGACTACTTGATGTAAACACAGGACAACACGGAAAAGATCCTAACTTTACTGAACCAACATTCGAGGCTTTGTATAAAGCAACATACGGAGTAGCACCAAGTGGTGACTTCTATGATGCATACAAACTTGTTAAGAGTTGGAGAGATGCACTGCAAAAAGCATTTTGGGTTAACAAAGGAAATCCAAACAAACAAAAACTTGTTGATGCATTAAACAAAATGATAAATGATCTAGAATCAGTTGCCGCTATTGAGAAGAAAGTTGGCAAATACGAATGGAGAACAGGTGCTGACGGTGATGCCGCTGTGAGAACATTGAAGTCGTTTATTACACCTAAAGCACTGAAGACTTTGGTTAACTTTAAAAGAGAACAGTTAGGTTATAACACAGTCTACAAAGAGGAACTTACGCAATAATGTATATTCTTTTCACAGGAGCACCAGGATCAAAATGGAGCAGTGTGGCCAAAAACATTTATAGGTCACCTGACATTGATCAATCTGACAGCACCAGTGAAAGGACATACAAGCACGGAAAGGTAAACCATATGGGATCATACTTTGATCCTGGAATGGAATTTGAAAACACAAAAGAAAATTGGGATAAACCTTTCTCAGGCACAGGCAAAAGAATTATTAAATCACACACGTTTGCACACGAACTAGACGAACTAAAAACATTAGGTTATCCGATAGTAATGGTTTATAGGAATGATATTGAATCTTATAAGTGGTGGATTGATGCTGGTGGATTTGATATTACCTATCCTAATTACAGTTATTTTGAGTCTTTAGAAAAAATGTGGACTCATATACAAAACGAAAACAACGACATAATGCAGTTTATTAAAGACAATCAAAACAGAGTTATTTGTCCTGTAGACAATGTGGATCTTTGTAGAGCACTCAGTATTAGTTTTCCTGACGCCAACGGCAGGATACATAATTACGAACACAACGATATTAAAGTTTACTTGTACAAACAATGAATAAAAGAATATTTGCAGAACTACTTACACATAGTCAAAACAACCTAGACAAAATTTCACAACCTTATATCAAAGAAAAATTTGGTGTTGAAGTAAAGAGATGTAACACCTTAGAGGAATACGCAGATGTAATTGACGATGCTTGTCTACACAAATACTTCTCCAAGTATTGGCAGAACGATATGAAGAAATGGAAGTACTCTGGACTTGCCCTAATCAACGAAGTGAATGCTTTAAAGCCAAGAGCAGTGCTTGACGTTGGCTGTGGATACAATGAGTTCAAAGGTAAGATACACAATTTAATTGGTATAGATCCTTATAATGATTTAGCAGACCACGAAGTCGGCACACTAGGATATAGGACTGATGAAAAGTTTGATGTTATACTATGTCTTGGCTCAGTAAACTTTGGTAGCAGGGATAAGATACTTGCAGAAGTAGGCAGATGTGTAGACTTACTAGCAGACGGTGGCACTATGTTCTTCAGGGTGAACCCGGGTTTACAACACAACAAGACTGAGGCAAAGTGGATAGAGTTCTATGCATGGAACGTACCTTTTATCATAGAATTATCAGATATTTTTAACCTAAAAATACTAGACATACGTGATGATAGCAATCAACGTAAGTATTTCATCTATAGGAAAGTAAAATAAGCATTATTTCCAATAGACATTTACTATAATTCTGTTATAATATTGCTTAAATACCATTATGCAGAAACAAACAAGAAGTATATTAGAAGAATTAAACAATGTATCCTTTACTAAAGACAAGGAAAATGTTGTAGAAAGTCGTGCATCTCATATTTTAGACTCGGCAATACGACTTTTAACATACATTAAAGAAAATTTTGAGCCTGAAACTGCATACAAATTAGAAAAACGATTTCATTCAGCAATAAAAAATATGGACGCATCTAAGTTTTCAAAAGGCGTTGCTCGTATTAAAGAAAACAAAGACATTAAAGAAAACGTACTTAAAATTAAAAACGGCGACTATAAAGAGGACTAATCATGTTAATTGAAGATGTCCTATTAGAATTTAAAAGGACTCACTTAGAACATATAGAAGATATTATTATTACAGATGGATTTGAGGGTGGTAAAGCAGTGATAGAATATTTCCGAGGATTATTACTAACACTTAAAGGTACATCATCAGAAGCAGTTTCAGTATCAGTTAAATGGGATGGTGCTCCTGCTGTGGTATGTGGTACACATCCTGAAACAGGAAAGTTCTTTGTTGCAACTAAATCAGCATTTGCTCAAAATGCCAAAGTGAATTATACTAAAAACGATATTGCAAAAAATCATGGCACAGATGATTTAGGACAAAAACTTTTAAAATGTCTTGTACACTTAAAAAAAATAAACATACAAGGAGTAGTACAGGGCGACTTATTGTTCACTGATGATGATATAACAAGAAAGAATATCGGTGGCCAACCACATATAACATTTACACCTAACACAATTACATATGCAGTACTTGAAGATTCAGAGATTGGCAAAAGAATTGATGCCGCTAAAGTAGGAATTATATTTCATACAACATATAATGGCGAAACACTTGCAGACATGAGTGCATCAGCAGGTGCAGATGTAGAAGCATTTGGAGTATCGCCAGATGTATTTTTCGATAATGCAACATACAAAGATGTATCAGGTTCTGCTAAATTTACAGCAGACGAAACAGCACAATTTTACAACAGTATTGAAAAGTTAGAAGCACTACTTAATAATATACCTCGTGACTTATCAAGTTTATTAGGACAGAACAATGACTTTGTTGGCTACTTCCAACTATATATTAATGCAATGGTCAAGCAAGGACAACTACCAACCAATGTAAATCAATTCTTGCAAGGTTTCAAACAGTTCTATATAGATAGAATGCAACAACAAATTGCAGGATTAAAAGCACAAAAGGCTTTAGCACTAAGACAAGACAAAATAAAAAATATGCCTGCATTTTTAAACAGAACCAAAAAGCCATTACAAGCGATGCTAACATTTTATAAAGCAGTACAACAAATGAAAGGCTTTATACTTAAAAAAATGAATCAAGCAATGACCATAGGATCATTTGCACAAACAGATAATGGATTAGAAGTTACAGATCCAGAAGGATTCGTTGCTGTTGACAAGGCTGGTAATGCTGTTAAACTTGTAGATAGATTAGGATTCTCAAGAAGAAACTTGACTGCTATCAAAAAATTCCAAAAAACTAATTAAAGTTTTATTAATTTGTTCACTTAACTTTTCTTTATTAAAAAACGTATCATAATTATGTTGTCTTAAAGCAATTGTCTGACGATATATATCGCTCCAGTCTTTTGTTTTTAAATCTTTACACAAAGAAACAATAGCATTTATTTTTTTATCTCTATCATTTTCTAAATCATATGATTCATCAAAGTAAGAACCAAATGTTTTAAAACCCATCTCTCTTAATTTTTGTAGATACAAATAATTACCATGCACAACAAATACGTGTTGAGCTATAATAGGTTTCCATATTTTTTCTGTCATAAAAACTTCGTAATCATTATCGTTAGTTTCAGAAACTATTGAACAAACTGTATCAACATATGGTTGTTCAGTTATATCTTGATCCAGCCCCCACTTTGGATAGTCTTCTGGTTTTACCCATGGTAGTTCATGTTCTTGTGTTAATCTAACTGGATTATCTAATCCTAAAAAAGTATATAAACTATTTGATAATATGTTTTCTTTTAACAATTTATTATATAATTTAACTCTATGTTCTCTTGGTTGCTTATTCAAATATAAAAAATCATTTTTCTTATACCAGTAGCTACCAAAATGATCATGAGTAAATTTAAACGTATGATTTAAATGCTTATGGTACATATAACTCCAGAACCAAGATACATCGCCAGTCCATATATGATGAGGATAAGGTATGTCTACTTCTTTCATTTTTTCACCAGTAACAAATATTTGAGATTTTATATTATCTAACGATTCCCACGGATTAGCTAATACAAATTTAAAACCTTGTTGATGCAAAAGTTCTAATCTATTAATTAAATCATTTTTATAACCACTATTGTCTAGAACTCTATTATTGTGTATTCTCATATCAATAAGTGCAAACTTTCTATCGTATTGTTCTAAATCATAATTGTGTAAAGTGTAATACTCTCCTGTGTATTCAAATATTTGATCAGGTATGGAATGCGTATCAATAAACTGCTCGTATGTTTGATGAGCACCTGTTTTCATTAAATCAGTTAGAAAGAAATTACGTTGCATATACCTATAAATATGAGTATGTTAACACCCTTTTTACAGTATGTATCTGAAGCAAGAATAGTAAGACGACAAAGCGACCTACAAAGATATACATTTCAGGAAATTACCGAACGTATATATCTTAGTTTTCTTACACTATCACTATTAAAAAACTTTAAACAAACAGCAGGATTTGTCAAATCATATGGAACGAATACTCTATCATATGGTGAATTTACTAAAGTACGAGGCACAGCGAATGACCTTCATAATATGTTGGCAATAGTAGCAGGTGATCCAAGTGTAGTTGAAAAACTTGCAAATAAAAACCAAGCTATGGCACTAAGACAAAGACAGAGCGTACCAGTATTAGCAATACGAAGATACCTTAGAAGTTTTAGCAAAGACTATGAATTTTTAACACAATTAGAATCAGCACTAGGTATTAACAATATGGATTATAAAAATTTAAGAAGAGCAATTAGTGACTATCCTAGTTTAGATTCAAAAAGAAAACAATATACTGCAACAAGATTACTACAAGCACTAAAGGCTAAACTATCAGGTACTGACTTACAAAGACAAGCACAAATATTTGCTGACAAACAACATCTTGAATTAGATGATGTAGTAGATGCTGAACGAACAGTTCCAGGAAAAGAATTAACATCAAATGAACTAGTTGGATACAGATTACTAGTCGGACCAAGTAATGTTAGACGTGCTAAAATTGCCGCTGATATGATACGTCAAGGTCGTGCAGTTCCTGCTCCTGTTATGTCTTCTTTCGCTCCTATAGTTAAAATGATCGATGATATAGTAAAAGGCGGTTACACATACGTTAGACTTGTACAATCTATTCATGACCGAGCAAAAACGAAGACCAAAAAATAGAACTTATTGTTTTAGATGTGCCTGTGATCCACATTGTGATAAAGACTGCAAAAATTGTGAAAAGTGTGATACTTGTGACTGTCCAAAATGTTTGCAGAGATTTGCTGTAGATAGCTGAGTAAATATAGTACATGGCAACACCAAATAACTTTAAAATAACTAATTCAATTGGAAGTACTGATAACTTTGCAGGTCCTGACGTACAATTCTTTTATATTACATTAATAACAGCAGATGGTAGTACAGTTTTAGATGTACGTACAGAATTAGGTTACAACGAAACACTTCATAATTTACAACGAACTATTTTACAAAGAGGTACTATATTATACCAAAGAGTTGAAAACGCCGCTACTGGTAGATTAGATATTTGTATGGAAAGACCTGGTTGGACAGCGGCAACACTTCAAACAGCAATAAGAGATATGGGTACAAGTGTTGGTACTAATACTAAAGACGTTTCTATGTCTACAGTAACCGAGACTGAACTAAAATTAGACAACTCATAATATCCTAATTAAATAACTTTAATGTATCCTACAAATTATAGTTTTTGGGTGGCGTATAAACAACACCAATACAATCCTACCTTTCTCAAAGATGCTGGACCAGGTCAAGAACCACAAAGAGAAACTGCACTCAAATATGTAAAAAAATGGAATACTTGTATAGATGTTGGAAGTCAATTTGGTTTTTGGACACGACCATTACTAAAAAAATTTAAAACAGTACACTGTTTTGAACCTAATCCTTTATTTCGTGAATGCTTTTTAAAAAATATACCATTAGATAATGTAACACTACATCCATATGGATTATCTAATAATGAACACACAGCATATCAAAGTAAAGATGGTCAAGTATTAAGTATGAAAGAAGGGTCTGTACAATGCAAAACACTTGATAGTTTCAAATTCAGTAATGTTGATTTTATTAAAATTGATGTTGATGGTTTTGAACATCAAGTTTTAATAGGTGCAAAACAGACAATTAAAAAGTTTAATCCAGTTATAAACATCGAAATGAAAAAAATGAAAAGATCTTTAACTGTTTTTAATTGTACTAATTTTTTAAAGAAAAGAGGCTATAGAATGGCCAAACGAGTCAAATCCGACGAGGTATGGGTTAAAAAAGTAATATAACTACTAAATTTACCAAACCATTTACTAAATAGAAACATACAGTCACCTGAGCGGTGACTAAAGCCAAATAATCAGAGAATATAAGGAGGATTAAAAATGGCATACGACAGCACAATACCAGCAGGCGGTCCAGGAAACTTTGTATCACCAAATCTTGCTATAGAGCATGAAGGGGTAAGAGTTGACTTTATCACTGTTGATTATATAAATGCGATGAACGGTGAGGTAACACACTCATTAGCATCGGCAAACACAGCGGGTCTTAAATTAGCTATAGAAGCAATCCAAAACCAAGGAGTAAACGTCCTAGGTTCAGGTGCTTTAGGTAATTCAAACACTGAACAAACTTACATGGTAAGAGCGGACAGTTTAGACACGATTAGTTCAACTACAACGGTAGCGGCAATCCAAACGGCAATTAGAGGATTGGACGCCCTAACACCTGACAAAGTAACAGCAACTATATCTTCAGCAACAGCGGCTGACAGAGATATGTCTGATACTCAGGTAGCATAATAATATAAGTTATAGGAGGAAACTAAAATGGCTTATACAGGATCAAGTGTTGCAGGTGGAGAAGGTAACGCAACTTTTCATGCAACAAGTAAATTAGATTTCTTAGGCAAAGAACTAGAAATCTTCACTGTTGACTTTGTTGACGACATGAGTGGACAAACAGCAAAAGACGCTGACCAGTACACTGCGGAACTTACTATAAGAAATTATGGTAATATCGTAGGTGCAGGCCCACTACATAACTCAGACACAGAAAAAACTTACATTTCTGAAGGTACTGATATGTATGTTGGGTCACCAGCAAGTGCAGGTGGAACATTCACGTTTACTGAAACAACAGCATCAAGTTCAACAGCAACCCTACAAACAGCTCTTAGAGCAGTTTCGGGACAAAACGCATCAACAACAGCGACTAACAAGACGCTAGTAATTGGTACGTAATATTAGAAGGAGGAATAAATTATGCCAGCAACAAGTAACAATACAGGCATTATGTCTAGAAGACAATCTTTCAATGGTAAAGGTTTAACTTTCATTGAAATGATCTTTGATGACGAAATAGCAACAACGGCTTCTAGTCCTGACACTAAAGACAGTGCTTTTGAAATTTGCAGTGAAATCATCCAAGAAAAAGGAACTTTACTAGCAAAATCTTATTCATTAGGAAACAAATGTACTGAAAAAGATGCGGCGACGGCGGCTTCAATGACTGAAGACGAATTAATCGACGTATACACTTTCATAGTAGAGGGAACACCAGGTCAGTATAATACTGCAGACTCGGCTGGAGACATTAACATGGATCCAGGTCAAGCAGACAGTTCTGACCCAGGCGTTATTGCAGATGCAGAAGCAGACATTGAAACAGAAATTCTAGCTAGACTTTCTGAAAACGACTCTGCGGCATCAGTTCACGTTGACGTTAGATATCTTCCAGCAGATGGAGTTACATCAGCAGGTGAAGAAATCATATACGGTGTGAACAGTGCTAGAGTTAATGGTTAATAATTAACTACTAGAAATTAAATTACCAAAAGGGCGGATCTTTTTTAGGTTCGCCCTTTTGTCACAATTAAATATCCAAAAGGAGTTTACAATGGAAAAATTTGTAGTAGAGATATGTGTTGGAGATGAAATTGAAATTGGACGTTTTCATCTTGCTAAACAAAAAATAACAGAGATTAATTTAGACAAATGGGGTCATCCAATAGTAACTACTACTAGTGGTAGAAAAGTTGGACTATTTGCTAAAAGATTAAAGAAATTAATACCAGAAGAAGATATAAAACGAAATATAGCATTAGAAGATTACGTAGAAGAAGACAATAGAAAATAATGCCTACACCGTTAGAAAATACTCTATCTATAATTCTAGGTCCAGAAAATTATATGAGGGAAAAAGATCCCTACATATACGATATTCCAGAATCAAACCTATGTTGGTTACATAACTGCGGATCAGCATCTAAATCTACATTAACATGGTTAAGAAGAGACTATGGTAATATGAAAAAAATGAAGCCTGACGAATTAAAAACAAATGAAAAACCTGCTTTTGTTTTATTACATGAACCGGAGTATAGATGGTGGAATGGTGTAATAGAATGGGGAACAAATTTTGATGACTACGCATGGTTTAAAAATGAAAAAATAATGGAATGGTGGCCACACTTTGATAGATTTACACTAGCACCATGGGAACTTATTGAACAAACTAAAGTACAACATTACATAAAAGTTAGTCCAGACTTACCTGAAAAAATGGAAAATTTTTGCAGAGAACAAAACCTAAAATTATATGGTGAATTTCCGTATAAAAAACCTAGGTGGAGAACAGTTAAGTACATAGAGAGAATGGCAAAGGCTTTAAGGCCTGCGTTGGAAACTGAGATGAGAAGAAATCCAAAGTTAAGACAAAAGTTAGATGAGTATTTAGAAAAAGACTACGAGTATTACAATAAAGCAAAATAATGTACGAATTTCGTGTCCACACACTTGTTGATATAACAGATAACGGAAACTTAAAAAAAGAATTTCCTTTTAAAACAACTGGAGGTGAAGTGGTTCATGACAAAAATACTTTAACCATTGCACGACATCAAAATTCTAACTTCAATACAATGATACAATTACTTCAAATGAGAGGTAACATTACTTGGGAGTTACCGCCTATAAGAGTAAATGAAACTCTAGGAAATAGTGCATTTGGTACTGCTTATGAAGGCAAACACATATCATGGCACTTTACATTTTTCTCAGAACAAACAGATGTTTATGGTGAACCACAACACCCAACCGCACAACTACTTGATGACTTTCATTTAGTACCTATATTAAATTTTTGCAAGGAAACTGCAACTTTTCCAACAGCAACTTTTATAACACAAAATTCTGAAACAATAAACACGTACTTTTCGTACGCTGGAGAAATTAATAAATAGTAATGATTAAGGCAAACACAGGCAAACATAGGCAGTTAAGGCATGACACAGACAGAGTACCTAGCGGTAAAAAGAGATTTATTAAATTTAAAAAAAGAATTGGAATTTATGCCAACTGAGTTAGAAAAAACAAACCTAGAAGCACACGTTGACTTATGTAGCGAAAGATACAAAGGTCTACACGACAGATTGTCGGCGATTGAACTGCGACTAGGAAAAATGCACGATGATCAAGACAAGAATCACAAAGGTCAGACAAAAACAATTATAGCCACAGCAGGTACAGTAGTGGCAGGATTATTATCAACAGTAGTTGTAATCCTAATGAAAATGCCTAGTTAATATAACTACTTTAAACATCAATTACCAAATATATGTTCGTACAAATAGCACCCCATGTAAAAGTATTCCTTACCAACACCCAAGTTGAATTTGTTAACAAATACAAGGATAAAGAATCATTTCGTAGCACAGATTTATTACCAGAAGAAGTGGAAATTGCAAGAATACTAGGAGATAAAAGTATCTTCGTAAGAAAAAAACTTGACATTGGCATACAATACGCTTTAAATAGACGTATTAGATTTGTACAAAATGCCATTAAAAAATAAACAAGAATTAGTAAGACAAATTGAGGCTTATGGTCTTAAAAATAAACTTGCAGAATTAGCACGTAAAGAAGTAGCAAAAAAACCATTCCGTCATTTACCCAAGCAGTTCTCTAAAGGGATCCTTATAGGAAACATAGCAATCGTACCTAAAAAGCATACAGGCACAAGATATGTCTACGTAATAGCAGACATGATTGGGGCAAAACTACTATATGAAGATATAAACTTAAAACAAACAGCAATTCTTGTGGCACACCATTTGGCAGATAGTAAAAATCCACCTAGGGAGGTATTGGAACACGACACACATTTTGCTTCACAACTGTTTAATATAACAAGTGCTAAAGGTATGATTAAAATGGCACAAAAAGAACGTAATAATAGTATGGAAGAGATATATACACAGCGATTAGAAGATGCACACCGATTAGCCGATGAATATAAGGGTAAAATACAAGAAATATTCCAATCTACCTTTGGTGTTTAATAACTAAATAACAATATGCAAAGCATAGAACTAACAAAACCAGTAACTACAGAGTCATTACTATCCGAGTTTGAAAGTAGATTTAATCAAACTATGGATTTAAGCAAATTTACTAGAGAAGAGTTAGAAGATACTGCAAATAAAATTAGAACTAGAATTCACGACATTACACAAAATGAACATTTTGGACAAGAATTAAAAAATCATGACTATCAAAAAAATCAAAGTATGTTAGATATTATTAATCAATCAATTAAAGAGTATGGGTCAGACACAGCAGAAAATCCAGTTTTAAACAAAGCAACAGCACCAATCAAAGACAAACTTAGAAAAGGACAAGCATTAAGTCCAGATGAAAGAGGAGCGGCGGCAAAACTTATGGCAAGTAAAGAAGTTAAAGAAGGCGTAGAAGAACAATCAGAATTAATTTTAGCGGCTAAAGATATGATGGACAAAGTTACAGGGTATCTAGAAGATTTAGCAACAATGAAAACTGAAAGTATGTTAGAACTTGCTGATAGAATTAGAGACGAAATGGGAGCAGAAAAGTCAGATGCTTTCTTACAAAAAGTTCAACCAGCTATTGAACAAGCAGAAGCAACACTAGGAACAACAAGACAAGAACTTGACAACGGTGTAAGAATATTGACCGGCGAAGAAGTTGCATCAGACCCTATGGGTTCTGATGATTCCATGAATATGGACGAACCAGACACAGACCTAGGAGGAGACGTAGACCTAGGAGGAGACGCTGAAACAGATGAGTTTGGCGCTTCTGATGCAGAAGCAGGTGGAACAGAACCTGAAGGCAGAGAACAAAGAGAATCCAGAGAAGTATTTGAAACTTCAAACAGAATCTACGGCAAACTAGCAGGGAAGTAATCCCATGCGATTTTTCGAATTTAAAAATAAAGATTTAGAATCAGCATTAGTTAATACCTTAATGAATATGAAAGGTGATGCTGATAAAAAAGATCAATCATCAGAAATAAGTTTTGATGCTGTTGACAATATAATGACTAACATAGGTTATCCATCATTCAATTATGATATTTTTAAACAGATGTATGACCAAGGTGAAGCACTAAAAAACATTGTCGCAGATTTTGATGAAGAAAAGATTGTAATTAAAACAGAACAAGACGCAGAAGCAGATCCAGAAATGGACTTTGATAATCAAGGTTCTACAGATAAAGTAAAGCAGATGGCCAAGTCTGCGATGAACCGAAGAAAATAGCAGATAACTAACATTACAATGAATAATAACCTTCGGCAGGTGGATCTTGTATCAACAACGAAAGGTTTGTTGAACCTTCATCAATTTTGGAACAAACCTATTGTGGTATTCAACAGTGCATCTTTCTGTGGCTTTACTAATCAGTTGTCCGCTTTTGAAGAACTGCACAAGACAGGCAAAGTAATACCTATTGCCCTGCCAACAAATGAATTTGGTGCCCAAGAACCTGGACACTCTCTAGAAATCAATCAACACTACTGTAAGAAATACAACGTGACATATCCAATAATGGACAAGACAGATCTAGAACATAAATTTTTTAAAACTTTTGGCATACCAGACTGGAACTTCAATAAATGGTTATTTGATTCTAAACACAATTTTGTTAAGAAGTTTAACAGTAGAACCCAACCAATGAAAATGCTTGAATATGTCTGATACATTTTGCACTTATCCGTTTAAACATCTCTACATAGAAACCAATGGACGACAGAAGTTGTGTTGTATGCCTAACGAGTTCATAGAAAAGAATGATGGATACAGACAGTACCAAATGAAGGATGGGATCTTTTCTAGTTGGAACAGCGACTACATGAAAGACACAAGGTTGAAAATGCTTAACGGACAAAAAGTTAGTGCCTGTGAAAAATGTTACTTACTAGAATCTCATGGACAAAAAAGTTTAAGGCAAAACGGCGGACGAGGTAAGCCGGAATGGTTTAAAGATGATATAGAGTCCAATGGCACTATGAAGACCATGCCGACTGATATAGAACTGCACTTTGGAAACGTCTGCAACTTGAAATGTAGGATGTGCAGTCATTATTTCTCACACATGATCGGCAAAGAGCTGTTGGCTGTGCAACAAGATGATCCAGATTTTTTCCGTTGGATACAGGAGCAAGGAGGCAACGTTAATAATTGGGCCACTGGAGATTTGACAGAAGTCTATGACTGGTACAAGGACAAGTCTGTATTAGAAAACACGTTTGAAGAAATATACAATCATGTACAAAGTATAAGAGTGATTGGTGGAGAACCAACAATTATTCCTGAGTTCTGGCAGATGTTCAAATATCTCAAATCCAAGAACAGTCTCAAAGACAAGTTTATAAAAATCACCACAAACGGTACTAACACAAATCCAAAGATGACCGAATGGTTTGCTGAAATGAAAGGTGTAGAGATTATGATAAGTCTCGACGGACTTGATCTTAGAAACAGGTATATCAGGTACCCATCAAACTGGCAGGCAATAATGAAGAACATTAGAGAATACAAAGCAATCGCAAACCTACATCCATCTGTGAGACCATTTGTGGCACCAACGCCACAAATATTAAATGTAGATCAATTAACTGATTTCTGTATATTCTTCGAGAACGAAGAAGTCGCCGTTGGAATAAATCCAGATGTTGTCAGTCCCAAGATATGTAATTTTAATTATTTCCCAATGGAGTATAAAAAGATTGTAGTTGATAAATTGAACACTAACCTCGCAAAGGTCAAAAACAACACCAACAGAACACACATTGAAAACACTATTAAAGTCCTACAGCAAGATTTCAATAAACAAGAAATAGATCAAAACATAAGAAACTTTGTCAAATACAACGATTACATGGATAAGTTTAGAAACACAGATTCATGGAGAGACTTGTTACCAGAACTTGCAGAAGTTATAGAAAAAAGATTATAGGTCTTTAACAATATCGTATATCTGTGGATAAACTTTCTTCCAGTTAGTACCTCTCCTACGATCTAACTCTGTCAAATAGATTTTCAGTTGTTTTTGTCTTATAAGACTAGGTTCTCTATTTTCAAACTCAATCATATTACCTTCCATAAATTTTTTATGATTTACCTTAACTGAATCTGGGTAACCATAAGAATTAGTATCAAACAACTCTATTGCTTCTTGTAATCCCCATTCGTTAATTTTTTTACCAAATATTCCAGGATACAAATAAGGCTTAGGCCCAATATCATGCTGGTTTGCTTTCATCATACTCCAATACACAGGTCTAATCTTTGACCAGTTGTTAATCATTTTAACCATTTCAGGCATACCTGATACTGCTGTCACTGTTAATGCAGAATTTATTCCTTGTAACGTTTCTGTTTCATTTAACACATATTCAAAATTCTTTTGCAATAATGGTAAGTTAATTCCAGTACGCACATACTCTCCTGCAGGTCCCCAAGCATCACATGATGCAATAATCTGTAGTTTATCTAATCTACCTTGCTTAACCATTTTATCTAATCTACTAACCCACATTTTATATCTATCGTGTTCTACATTATGATTACTAAAAAAGCATAAAGTTAAATCAGGCAGTTCCCTTTTCTCTAAAAACTCTATAAATCTAAATGTTTCTTTTTGTAAAAATGGTTCTCCTCCTAATACAAAAACTTTATGTAATTTGTGTATATTATTTTCAAACCATTTAAACAATAATTCTGTATGCTCTTCTATCTTAGGATTCTTTTTCCACCATGGACTTATATCAACTCCTTCTTTATTAAAGTCTCCAAATTTTTCTTCTTCTTGTTGTATTTGTGAACTAAAATGAGCACCACAATAGATACATTTTTGATTACAAGTATTTCCCCAATACACTTCTAATTGCCTTGGAGTAACATCAACTGCTTCTAAATCATTATCCAACTCCGGTGGAGCAGTAGTACCTTCCAAGTGTAGATGTATTTGTCTGTCACTAGTTCCACCAGCTTCTTCAATGTGTTTACAGTGTTCACAACCACGTCCTGGCCATTCACCTTTTAACATTTTACGTCTTGCTTCTAACTTGGCCGGTAAGTTATGAAAATTTAATTCACCATTACGTATTTCTAATGGATCTCCCTGTACTCTGTGACAACTTGCACTTACTCCATCCGTAAGATATACTGTGGAATGTGTCCACTTTAACTGACATGGTAATCCTTTTTTAATAGGAAACGGTTTTGGTGGTTGCTTTGATATACCCATTTGTATATAATTATGTATATGAAAATCTCCGAAGATGTTCTTAAAAGCAAAGGTATAGCATATATACAAAAATTTCCATACAATGAATTGTCTAAAACATCTAAAAATGGTAAAAGATATTACTCTACTCCAGATGGTAGAACAGTACCTTCTGTGACCACAGTGTTATCTGCTACTAAAGACATGACACAATTACACGCATGGCGTAAAAGAGTTGGTGAAGCAAGAGCACAACAAATTACAACAGAGTCAGCTAACATTGGAACAGTGATGCACGGCTCATTAGAAAAACACGTAAAAGGTATTGAAAGAAAACCTGGGTCAAATCTTATACATCAAAAAGCACACGCAATGGCAAATGTTATTATTGATAATGGATTAAAAAATGTTAGTGAAGTATGGGGATCAGAAGTATCATTACACTACCCAGAATTATATGCAGGAACAACTGACTTGGTTGGTGTATATAAAGGTGAACCGGCTATAATGGATTTCAAACAAGCACGTAAATTAAAAAAGAAAGAATGGGTAGAAGATTACTATCTTCAATTGGTTGCATATTCTGAAGCACATAATAAACAATACGACACGCAAATTAAATCAGGTAGAGTCTTTATATGCACACAAAACAACGAATTTCAAACATTTGATATAGACAACTATGACCATTGGGTAGGACAATGGTATAGTAAATTGGAACAATACTACAAGTCTATCCTTTAATAAATAACGTTAAATGTTTAAATATATTAAAGGAATTATATAATCGTGCCAATAGTGAGCATCTCAAGAATTCAGCACAGACGTGGAAAAGCCACTGATCTACCGCAATTAGCGGCTGGAGAATTAGGATGGTCTATTGACGATCAAAAATTATACATAGGCAATGGCACCGTAGCCGATGGAGCTCCAGCAGTAGGCAACACAGAAATAATGACTTCTGGCAGTTCAGGATTTACAACTGCTTTATCATATGTTTATAAAGGATACTTAGGAGATTCAACACCAATAACAACTGGTGCTACTGGAGATGTTAGTAGAACATTACAAGCAACATTAGATGATCACGTTTCGGTTAAGGCATTTGGTGCTGTAGGAGATGGATCAACAGCAGATGTAGTAGCAATACAAAGAGCACTTGATGAACTGTATTCAGAAACAGATCAAGACGACGTACGATCAAGAAGAATTTTATTTTTTCCAGCAGGAACATACAACATAGCAACTTCAATAACTATTCCACCTTATGCACATTTAGTAGGTGAAGGTCCAGGCAAAACAATTTTATATCAAGCAGGTGGAAACGCACCTGTGGCAGTTACCGAAGATGATGACGGACAAGTATTTGGAAGTATAGGTAATAGTGGTGCAACTACTCCAACACAAATTCAAATACAAGGAATTTGTTTTAAAAATGGTGAAGCATATGGTGGACTATCTATTGACAATGCAACTCACGTTTATCTTAAAGACTGTAAATTTCAAGGAACATATGCGGCAAGTGGTGCAGACGCATCAAATTCAAAAGGTGTTACAGTAAGAAGTACAACTGCTTTACCTTGTTCAAATATTGTATTTGATCAATGTCAATTTTCAAAATTTGCAAGACTAGTAGATATGTCTTATGATGTAACAAGTGTAAGATTTAATAATTGTGATTTTACAATTTCTTATTATGGAGCGATGTTAGGTGAAACAATGGATGGCTCTACAAATGGATTAACTAAAGGACCAAGAAATGTTCAATTTAATTCTTCTAGTTGGAGTTCAATTGGACAACAAGCAATTTATGTTAAACCAGCCGCTGGAGCAGATTCAGGAACAGGAGCAAGAAATATTATTTCACATGGTAACTGGTTTGCATCAACAGTTGCAAATAATTTCGAAGGTGTTGGATCAATTAGAGAAGTTCCAATTATACAATTTGACAATGATGAATGTTCTTCTGTACTAGACTTTTTTGAAAGAACAGATTTAAGAAGAGCAGATGGTAGTTCAGAATTAAATGCCGCTCCAGAATTACAAGGAATTGGAATAACAACCAAAGCAATTAAACAAGCAACTTTAGCAAACAACACATCGTCGGCCACTACGATATACGATTTTCCAGCATTGAATGATAAGTCACTTTTAATAAAATATAAAATAAAAAGAGGGACTACTTACAGAGTTGGCGAACTTATAATTAACGCATCAACTACCGCAGTATCATATGATGATACATTTAATGAAAGCAATGGTTCTGTTGGAGTAACTCTTTCAGCCGCTATGGAAAGTAAAGATTCTACAGCAGGTAATGAAACAGTAGCATTACAATACACTACAACGAACACTGGTACTGATGCTACACTGGATTATCAAGTAACTATCATAGCATAACCTGAAAACGTTGATCCTTGTCCATGGCATCATAAGTATCGTGAATATAGACACTTTGAAGAGTACTTAATCAGCTACTTAAATTCAAAGTTGTAAATAAAAATTTCATATAACCGGTAGACAAATTTTTTTTCATCTATATAATAGTATATAATAAAATAGCAAAACGACAACCAAACTACGCACATACGGCTCATGATAAAAAGACAAAATAAAAATAAAAAACCTTGGAAAGTGAAAATACGATAAATATGGATATACAAATCAGAGAAAAAAAATTTAAAAAATTAATGACACAAACTAATTCTTCCAAAATTCAAGTAAAAAAAAGAGATGGAAGATTAGAACCTTTAGACATTAACAAAATTCATTTCGTTGTTGAAGAAGCCTGTGAAAATCTTCCAGGTGTATCAGCATCACAAATTCAAATGAATGCCAACATACAATTTTATGATGGCATGACTACAAAAGATATTCAAAATGTTTTAGTAAGATCAGCAAATGATTTAATAACTCTAGACCAACCTAACTATCAATACGCCGCGGCAAGATTACTTTCTTATGATATAAGAAAAGAAGCCCATGGACAATACGAATACATTCCGTTATTAAAATTACTTTTAAGAAATATTCGAAACAATGTTTACGATAAAGAAATTATAGACAAGTATTCTAAAACAGAAATTAAAAAATTAAACACTTGGATAAGAAGAGACAGAGATTTAAAATTTACATATGCAGGATTAAGACAAGTAGTAGACAAATATCTTGTACAAGATAGAAGCTCAGGACAATTATATGAAACACCACAAGATATGTATATGATGATAGCCGCAACATTGTTTGCTGACTATCCTGAAAAAACAAGACTATCTTATGTTAAAAAATATTATGATGCAATCTCATTACACAAAATCAATATACCAACTCCAGTTATGGCAGGTGTAAGAACTCCTGTTCGTCAATTTGCGAGTTGTGTGTTGGTGGACATAGACGACACTCTACCCTCTATATTTTCTGGCGACATGGCAATTGGATTGTATGTTGCCAGAAGAGCAGGTATAGGAATTAATGCAGGACGTATTAGAGGAATTAATTCTAGAATTAGAGGTGGAGAAGTTCAACACACAGGAGTGATTCCGTTTCTAAAAAAATTCGAATCAACTGTAAGATGTTGTACACAAAACGGAGTACGTGGAGGTAACGCAACTGTCCACTTCCCAATTTGGCATCCTGAAATAGAAGACATTCTAGTTTTAAAAAATAACAAAGGTACAGAAGATAACAGAGTAAGACGAATGGATTACTCAATACAAATTTCTAAATTGTTTTATGAAAGATTTATTAACGATGAAGATATTAGTTTAATATCACCGCACCTTGCTCCAGGATTATATGATGCATTTGGTACAGAAGAGTTTGATGACTTATATGAAAAATATGAGGAAGATAAAAGTATTCCAAAAAAAATTGTTAAGGCACAAGATTTATTTTTTGACCTTTTAAAAGAAAGAGCAGAGACAGGTAGAATTTATATAATGAATATAGATCACGCAAACACACATTCAAGTTTTAAAGACAAAGTATCAATGTCAAACTTATGTCAAGAAATTACATTACCCACAACCCCTATACAACATATAGATGATGAAAAAGGAGAAATTGCTTTATGTATTCTTTCTGCAATTAATGTTGGTGCTATAAATGATGTAAGTGAACTAGGCAACTTATGTGACGTATCAGTAAGAGCATTAGAACAAATTATTGACTATCAAAGATACCCCGTTAAAGCGGCAGAGATAAGCACTAAAGCACGAAGAAGCCTAGGCATAGGATATATAGGCTTGGCCCACTATCTAGCAAAAAATGGTGTAAAATATTCTGATCCTAAGGCTTGTGAATTAGTTGATAGACTTTCAGAAGCATTTCAATATTACCTATTAAGAACAAGTTGTGATATTGCAGAAGAAAAAGGTAAGTGTACCGCATTTGATAAAACAAAATATGCAGACGGATTGCTACCAATTGATCACTACAAAAAAGAAGTAGATAAAATTGTACCACACAAACAAAGAATGGCGTGGGAAAGTTTAAGAAAAGATATTGCAAAATATGGATTAAGACATTCTACATTGTCAGCACAAATGCCTTCAGAAAGTTCTTCAGTTGTTAGTAATGAAACAAATGGAATTGAACCTCCAAGAGCATTACTATCCATTAAGAAAAGTAAAAAAGGTCCACTAAAACAAATTATACCAGGTTATCCTAAACTTAAAAACGATTATACTTTATTATGGGATATGACAAGCAACGAAGGATATATTAATATTGTATCAGTAATGCAAAAATATTTTGATCAAGCAATATCAGGTAACTGGAGTTACAACCCTTTACAATATGAAAACAACGAGGTGCCATTATCAGTAATGGCTCAAGATATGTTAACTTCATACAAATATGGTTGGAAAACTGTATACTATCAAAATACGTATGATTTTAAAGGCGAAGAAGAAGAGGTCCAACCAGCAGGATTAAGTGCGGTAATAGAAGATGACAACGGAGAAGACGTAGAATTACAACTATCAGATAGACAAATTGTTAACGGTCATGCTAAAGTTAATACTGGTGTAGATATTACTGCTAGTGCTAACAACGACGAAGATTGTGACGCCTGCACAATATAATTAAATACAACTATAATGAGTAAAACTATTTTTAATCAGTCTAAGATAGACTTCACTAAACAACCAATGTTCTTTGGTGAAGATCAAAACGTACAAAGGTTTGATACCTACAAGTATCCTATATTTGATAAACTAACACAAACACAACTAGGATACTTTTGGAGACCTGAGGAAGTATCATTACAAAAAGACAGATCAGATTACGCACAGTTCCGTCCAGAGCAAAAGCATATCTTTACATCTAATTTAAAATATCAAACACTATTAGATAGTGTACAAGGACGTGGTCCAGTAATTGCATTTTTACCATATTGTTCACTACCAGAGTTGGAGGCTTGTATTGTTGTATGGGATTTCTTTGAAACACTACACTCACGTTCTTACACACATATTATTAAAAATATATATCCAAACCCAAGTGACGTACTTGATAAAATTGTAGATAACGAACAAATATTAAAAAGAGCAACATCAGTTACAAAATATTATGATGAATTTATTGAATATGCAAAACAATGGGACGTTAATGGAAAAGGATCAACAAGAGTATTAAAGAAAAAGCTATATCTAGCAATGGCAAATGTTAATATATTAGAAGGATTAAGATTCTATGTTTCGTTTGCTTGTACCTTTGCATTTGGTGAATTAAAACTTATGGAAGGTTCTGCTAAAATATTATCATTAATTGCACGTGATGAATCACAACACCTAGCAATTACAACACATATCATTAAAAATTGGATAAATGGTGATGACCCTGAAATGAAGCCACTTATAAAAGAATGTAAAGATGAAGTAATTAAAATGTGGAAAAATTGTATTAATGAAGAAAAACAATGGTGCAACTATCTATTCAAAGATGGATCAATAATTGGACTTAATGAACGACTACTATCCAAATATGTAGATTTTATTGCAAATAAAAGAATGAAAGCATTAGGATTTGATCCAATATTTGATGCACCAAAACTAGATCCACTACCATGGACGCAACATTGGTTAAGTTCTAAGGGTATGCAAGTGGCTCCAATGGAAACAGAAATAGAAAGTTATATCATCGGTGGTATCAAACACGACGTTGAAAAGGATCAATTCAGCAAATTTAAGTTATAATACGAACGGTTTTCTAAAACTATAAATACTGGTATGCCAGCAATAGCAAGATATCTAGATCAAGAAAGAGGTCCCAAACACTGTACACAGCCAAAACGATATGGTCACGTTAGATCAGTTTTTGCTAATGGAAAAAAATTAAGTTGTCAAGGACATATAAACACGCCAAAACATAAAATATTCGTACCAGGCGATCCGCCTAAGTGTAAAGCTCACAGTAAAAAATTAATAAGAGGTTCTCCAAATGTGTTTGCTGAAGGCTTACGAGTAGGAAGAAAAGGTGATAGAACTGGTTGTTCAAAAGTAGTAAAGGGTTCACCTAATGTATATGCAAATGGCGGGTAACAGATGACAATTAATAAAGGCTTAAAATCACTTGTAGAATCATCTCCAAACTTTTCTAATCAACATTTAGAAAATTCAATTAATGATATTAAAAGTATTGATAATGACGATGGCTATATGTTTATATTATCTCAGTTTGCTGTGGACACAGCAATACACGACAATACAGTATTAACTCAAACACAAAAAAACGATGCACTAGAAACTTTGTATAACGCTCAACCTCATCTACAAATTGGACGTTATCTTAATGATGTAATTAGACACACATCTACTATACTTGATGGGACAATAGTTGCACTAGAAGACCCAGATCAAAATGTTTCAGCAGACTTCTTAGAAATATTACAAACAGTCCAAAGCATACAAGATACAATACCAGACCTATATGGAGTTCCAGCAAGTGAAAAAAGCAGAGATGTAAATGATCATTTAGGAACATTAAACAACATATTTTTAGAAACTGAAGATAGTTCTAAACCTGTGTTTACAAGATTAAAAGAAACTTTACAACTTATAGAAAACGAGGCAAGAAGCATCAGTGCTCTAGCTACTGCCACAGCGGCGGTGAGATATTCAAACACACAGTTGGTTGATTTTTTAGCAACCGTTGTGGCTGACTCTACAGACTTTCAAACAACTTTAGATAATAGGGTAAACACAGCCGCAGGTAATATGGCCAACTTACACAATCGAATAGCCGCTCTTCCAGGAGATCGAACTATACCGTCAGGATCAAACATAGCCACTATCTTGGTCGCTATTAGAGAAGAAATAAACACTCAAGTAAATTTAGAAAATTCTAACTTGTCTGGCATTAGAACTTATGTAGGTACACTTACAGACAATAATGCATATACAGCTCTAGCAGAAGATTCTGAATTAAGAAAACTTATGGCTCGTGTATCACGAAATGCAGATTGGCAAACTTATTTTAATGATTATGAAACTAATTCTGAAAATTCAAATCCTATATACGATATTGATACTGATTCAGATAAGGTATCTGTAATTGATAGAGTATTAGAAGAACAAGGATTACCTGATGTATTAGACCACGTGGATCTTGAAAGTGTTGCTAACAAAGCCAAAGAAGATGATAGAATTGACACAAGGAATTTTGATCACTATACAATAGAAACAATTATTACAAAATGCTGTCAACAACTAGGAATCACTACAGCAAATCGTTCAATATATAATCAAAGTGAATCATTATTAGATAATCTAAACAAACGTGATCGACAAAAAATTGCTGACGCTTTAGACTTAAACGAGTCTTCTAATACTTTAAGTTAAAATTTTATTCCAACAGCTCGTGAATACCGTAATATAAGAAGTAAATTGCTAGGCCAGTAAATATCCAACGACTAGCTCTCCATATTTTAGCAACTGGAATTTTTCTAATTTGTTTTGATGCTACTAGGCCGACTATAAGCAAAGCACCCAATCCAATCACAGCACCTAATCCAATACTCATTACAGATGTACCTGCGTACATTAATGCTGTAAGAAATGCTACAATTTCTGCGCCTTCTCTAAACACGGTAAGAAATACAATTAATGCCAATGCCAATATTGGTCCATTACTTTTTAAATTAGCCTGAATAATTTTTGTATGTTGTACTGCTCCATGACAGAACCATGCTGTCCAAAACAATAATCCAGAGGCGGCCAGTGCCGTCCATCCTTCTACTGCTTCAAAGTCGTTTGCAATGAACTGTTGAGCAAAGTATCCTAATATCACTGCACAAACAAGTGCTAATGCTGTTGATCCTAATATTGTTATTTTTTGTCTATAATTGGTTACCATTAGCCAAGCCATCTGTACTATTAGATATGCTTCTAAGCCTTCTCTAAACCAAATAAACGTAGGTGCTAATGTTCCTGTCATAATATTAGTATATTGCGAATAATATGCAATCGCAAGTATTTATTTCTATTTCGGTAATCTAATTTAAATGTGAGTTATTTCAACTCTACAGTTCCGCCGGCTTCTTCTAACTGCTTTTTAAGTTTTTCAACTTCTTCTTTTTCAATATCTTCTTTAACTGGTTTTGGTAAATCCTCAACAAAATTCTTGGCTTCTATTAACCCTAATCCTAATATATCTTTAATTGCTTTTAATACTGGAATTTTTTTGTTCTCACCAAATCCTGTTAGCATAACGGTTGCAGTTGCTTTCTCTTCTGCTGGTGCTGATGCTGATGCTTGGGCAGGTGCTGATTGTAAGTTATCTAGGTCTATGTTCCACTCTTTGGCTAGTTTTTTAGATAGGTCTAGTGCTTCTAGAACTGTAAGTTGCCCTAGTTCCTTCACTAATGTATCTATATTTGCCATTATTTGTTATTATTTTTTTCGTTTACCCATGTAATGCTCAGATGGTTCGTAGTTCCATCGTTTGCCATGATGTCCACGGATATCTGCATACCACATTCTAAGTCTTACTATAAATTTTCGAATTGCTCTATTTCTGATTGTCACTTATCTTCCTATCTTCTTTTTTCTACCAATTGGTAATTTTTGTTCTTTAACGAAAACCTCCCCTTTTTTCGTCTCCCACTCAATAGTTACCATCGGAGCCTTAGAAGATGCTTGAAACGACTTTAGAGCTTTCTTAAATGATGTTGCCTCAATTATTTTTTCTTCTGTTCCAGATATAATTTTAAATTCTCTCATTTTTGACATAATAATTTAATGTAACATAAGATTGACTTTTTGTCAACTGTATGCTTAAATATTAATAAGTTTGTTGACTAATAATTAATAAGCGGACAAGACGAGAGTTCGAATCTCTCCACCTCCACCAAATTTTGGTGGCTTATGTAATCCCTTTCGGGGGTGTTATTGGAAATCGATTGACGTCTAAACTTGTTACGAGAACTTGGACATGGTACTGACCTAACAGGCCGTTTTTAAATGCAAACAAAAGAGCATTAGGATTTGCTGACTTTACAGTTGGTATGTCTGAATTGAGATTAGCGGCGTAATAACTGTTTAATTTCTGGGGTTTGGCCCACCTCGCAACAGAACGGGCCACTTCATTTAAAACAACATATAACTTATACCGTCATATAATTGATGCAACTATTGATTTAAATAATTGCGTCAAGGGGGAGGGTATGTTTAAAAAGGCACAAAAACGAACAAATTATTGGTCTAAGATCAGAAAGAAGGCACCTAAAGTCCCTGATATAACTTGTCCTGACATTGATTGGGTAGTAAATCAATTAGAAAAAGCCATAGGCAAATCAATAACACAAACACAGTTTAAAAGAATAGAAAAAAAGATGGAAAAATTAAGAATAACAAACGAACAATTAAGAGAAAGCGGAATATACTGGCATGACGCTTGTAAAGAAACTGTTCGTGATTTACTTGGAAAGAAAAAGAACTCTGATACACCGTGGTTTTATAGGAGCTCTTTGGATTAGATAATATGTGGAAAGTACTTGTTATATTATGTATGGTTGGGTATGATTGCTCAGCATTTCAACAAAGCCCAATGCAGTTTTATGAAACCTATGAAGAGTGTCTTATTGTTGCTCGTCAAAAACGGGACCTCTTAATAATGAAATATGCAGAACATGGTTATTATATAACAGAATCAAAAGCAGTTTGTGAACAACAACCAGTAACTTAAATGAAATGGGTATTAATAATATATTTTTTTATTAGTGGTCCTAATGGTGGATGGACAGAAACAGATAGAACTTTTTACCAAACTAAACAACAATGTATAGAATATAGAGATTTTTTCAATGCCCTTCCTAAACCTGGAACACTAATGTCTAGATGTAAAAGAGTCGATTCTGTAAGCAAATTGAATTTTTAGTTTTTATATCTACACGCATAATAATATTTAATAGCAAGGTTGACTCTTATTAAAATTCTGTTATAATAGTTAGATAATTGGGTCATTAATGTATGCCCTAGGCACTAATGTACATTGATAGACACTTAATATAGGATTAAAATATTATGAAAAGAGAAAAACGTAGACTTTTGGATATTCTACCAGAAGTGAAAACAGCACTAGCAACCTCAATCAAAGGTTGGGATGGTATTCTAAAAGGTGCTAAAAATAAACTTAAAAAAGATTTAACAGCAGGTAAGAATTTCCCACAAGGTGTACAAGCCATAGACATATCTAAAATATGGATAGACTATTCTGTACAAAGAGACATTAAACATAAACACGTAGCTAAAATTATAGAAAGATTTGATCCTCGTATAGCGATGCCAAGTGCAGGTGTTAAATTATTAAATGGTGCTGAAGATGATAGAATTTTTGTTTATGACGGGCAACATAGATTAATGGTATGTGCTTTGTTAGATATTAAAGAAGTACAGGTATGTGTTATTGAAACATCAGAAAAAACATTTCCAGCATACGCATTTGAAGTGTGTAATGATTCGGGTATAGCAAAAGCAAGTAAAGAAGATATACACAGAACATTATTATATAGATGGGAACACGGTACTGAAGAAGAACGTGAAGATCCTAGAGTTAGAAAAGCACACAAAATACAAACTGTATTTGATGAATGTAGTATAGACTTAGAAGGACAACGTATTCGTAAAAGCGATAAACTACGAGGTTCACAAGCACACTTCTTTTCACACTTTCAATATGCACACTTTGGTTATGATGAGATTGGAATGCTAGAAATGAAAAAAGTTCTTAACGCAATTAAAACTGTTTATGCAGATGAGGAAGAAATTGATCAAGGTTTATACATAGGACTTGTGGATATGATTAGAATTGCAAAAAGTGAACAAGAATTAGAAGACTTGCCCGAGGGTTGGATGGAAGTTGTATTAAAAGTTATTAAAAGAGCAACTGGTAATGCTAAAAACTTTACACAATGTACTCGAGAACAATGGCAACATCATAACGGAACTTCAATGGAAGGTCCTAAAGGTATGTGTAATACAATGAGAGAAGTATATAAAAAATATCACGATAAAGAAGAATATATTAATGTTCCACATCACCAAAATTGTAAAGTGGGAATTATAGATGATAACATCTGTGCAAGATTTGAGGCTATGTTAAATGGTTGATGTTAATAAACTTAAATGGCTGGGTGAACACTTTCAATCATTACCTAGATTTCGTAAAAAAAACAACATCTTATCTAACACCGCAAGTTTAAAATTTCTTAAAACAGAAGTTGAAAGACTTAAAGATATGTTAAGACAAAAAAGATCAAGTGACGAACGTTATGAGATTAGTAAAATATTAAATAGAACCGTTCGTAGAACACAAGATATTTGCCAAAACATTTATAGTATTCATTATTACGAAGAATTTGAACAAGACAAACGTAGAGTAAAAGAACACGTCATACCACAAAATTTATTAATTGATGCATATTTAGAAGGACATATAACATTTGAAACTATGTTGGGTATGCCGTTAGTAAATTTAAGCGAAGCAAGTGATCAACTAATTACAGGTAAAGGACTAGCTAAAGTAAATTCAAATTGGGTATATCCTTTTAGAAGATATAAAATAGCAGGCATACAAGAAAACATTTATACTGCGAGTGGTGTTAAAATTGATTTCGAAAATTGGAGCCTTACTGATCACTTTAAACTATACAAAGAGATAGAACTATATGGAAAATTATAAGCAAGAAATAGAAAACATGATTGCTGTATGTAATCTTCATGCAAGAAGTTATGCAGGTGGTAAAAATATTAGTTCAAAAGTACAAAATGCTATGCGAATGATTCCTAGACATAACTTTGTTCCACATCATCCTTATAAAGATACTCCAATGCCAATTGGACATGGTCAAACAATTTCTCAACCTTTTATTGTAGCATATATGACAGATATGCTAGATATTGGTCTTTCACATACAGTATTAGAAATTGGTACAGGTTCAGGATACCAAGCGGCAGTACTATCTGAAGTTGCTTCAAAAGTTTATACTGTTGAAAGAATTAAAGCATTGGCGGATCAAACAAAAATACTTCTTGAACATTATAGTAATATACATATGAAAATAGGAAACGGATATGAAGGGTGGAATGAACACGCACCTTATGATAGAATTATTGTAACAGCCATGCCAGATTATATTCCAAAATCATTAATTGAACAACTTAAAGACGGAGGCAAAATGATTATTCCTGTTAAAGGTAATTTAATATTAGTTACTAAAACAGGTAAAACATACACAGAGAAATCTTTAATTGGAGTACGTTTTGTACCATTAGTAGAATGATTGACTGGCAAAAATACGGACCTAGCTATACAGTATCGCCTGGCATTAAAAAAATTGGAGATCTTCCAATTATTGAATTTGATGATCAAGAGGATAGATATTTAGAACTAAAGAAAAAAACTAAAGAAAATATATTTTTTGATCCAATGTTTGATAACGACAAAGATCAAAAAGTAGTTAATAAAATAAAAGAGATATTAAAAATAGAATATCCTAACAAGAACTTTAATTTTAATACATTTGAAGAAATGGGTTATGCTATACAAGAAGACATAGCAATTTTCCATCGCTCTAATAAACTAATAGCTCTTCACGTATCGTTTCCTTCAAGTTGGAAACCTAAAGACAAAATTGGATTATCATTTGCAAATATTCATGCACCAGTACCGGGTATGCAAAAGTTTTTAGAACAAGAACAAAAGTATGTAGATATGATGTGTACTGCTATTAAGCCTATTATTAGATATGTTTGGGGAGAACATTTTAATTATTTGTTAAATCCACTTGAACCTCTTAATGGAGTAAAAGTAATGCACACAGAACGACAAACGTTTGTAGGACTACCAGAAGATGATTTAGCAATTTTCTTTATTAGAAAAAAAGTTATTCCGTATAGCGATACAGATACAGAGTTTCAATTATGGTATGAGAAACAAAAACTTTCAATGTCAGAAGAGCAGAAAACATACAAATTGGTAAATGAAGTTTGATTGTTTTTATAAGGTTACTGTAACCACGTGTGTTCCTGAGTCTATAAATTTCTTTGAAGATCAAGAAATATATCATTGGGGATATTATCCATATCATTTGGTAATCAAAGGAGTAAAAGAACTTTACAAAGAGGGTGCTGATGCTGTAGAATTAGAAATGATAACACAAGAAGAATTTGACAAAATTATAAAACCATATACACCATGAAAGAATTTAAATTAAACATTAAAATAGGTGACAAAGTAGAAGTAGGACGATTTCGTAATGTTACCACTAAAATTAAAGCAATCGAACTTGACAATAACGGGCAACCTGTTATAATAACAAATAAAGGTGCAAAGAAATTATTAAGTTGCAGATTGGTAAAACTATATAAAACATCAAAACAACTACTAATGGAAAAAAAGAAATGAAACATTTAGGACACAAAGGAATAGAGGCAAACGATACACTACCAAAATATTTTGGTACAAATAATAGATTAATGACAACACTACAAAAGGTTGCTGAAAAAGATACTGCTGAATATTTTTACAATTTAGAAATACAACCAGAATTTATTCCAAGTGCAGAGCCAGAAACATTTGCAACACTAGATGCAAGTAAGGCAAAATGCAGAGAAGAAGCATGGAAACGTGCAAACGTCGATGGGTTTGTTGCAGAGTATGGTATAGACAAAGGTAAAAGTTTTATACAATTATGTGAACTTAACAAAGATAATGAAACATTTGGCTTTGATGGATTTTTAGGATTGCCAGATGGTGTATGGCCGGGCAACATGATTCATCAAGGTGCGTTTAATTATGATGGACAAATTCCGTTTGATATCCCAAGCAATGGTACTATTACTAATGGTTGGTTTAATAAAACATTACCAAACTTTAATTATAAACAACCAGTTGCAAAATTTTTACATATTGATTGTGATGTATATTCAAGTACTGTAGACGTATTCAATACCTTGCAAGGCAAAATTGTTCCAGGTACTGTAATTGTATTCGACGACTATTGTAATCATCCAAATTGGAGACAAGGTGAATACAAGGCTTGGCAAGAATTTAGATCCAACAATAATATCCAATACAAATATCTTTATGTTGCTGGTATGGCCGTAGCATTAATTGTTATCTAAGTGACACTCACACACGGTTTAATATTAGGAATTGGTGGCACAATACTTACTTTAGTTGGCTTTGGTATTGCTTTTTATACTGCTACGGCACAACAAAAAAAGAAACTACAAGATGAAGAAACTCAAAGAAAACATAAAAAATTGTATGGTAATTTTGGTTGACAAAATACCAAAAATATAATATAATGGTAACTATGCAAAAGCGAGCATCGGGTTTACAAGTGCGTAGAAACTCATTTGTCAACTTCAACCATATCACCCCCTTTAGGGTAATGCATTTTAGAAGCAGAGAGGCTGGTGACAGGCTTACTGCGAGACTGCGTAAGAACTTGTTCCCGATGTTAGGCTTTTAGTATGAGAAAAAAATCACAAGAGTTATTAGATAATTTAAACAAAATTACTGCTAAACCAAAAATGACATTTGAAGAAAATGTTGAATCTTATACTAATAGACATTATCCTAGCACTATACACAAATTACCAACAAGTTATGACAAAGCAAAACGTTATAAAGACGAAGAAGGTGAAGAATATATTAAAATTGATAGAGTATATGGAGGACTATACGAGTGCCAACTTAGACAAAAAGATGGTACAATATATAAAGGTAAACTCTATAATAAAAAAAGATTAATTAAAAATGAGGTAGATGGTAAAAACTTTTATTCACAATGTCATATGACGTCTGATGGACGTTGGTTTGATAACTGTGGATTACCAATTGAACCACCAAAACAAGTAGATATTGAACCTGAAGCAAAACCAGACGAAGACGACATTAAAGAACAAAAAAGAATAGCACGTGAAAGAGAACAACGAATAATAGCAGGATTAAAATGAGTTGTTTGTCTTTACTTTTTGCCTTATCAATGCACATTGGATTAGAAGGAAATTATAATAACTACCATCCACACGCACGATGTCAAAAAGATGCTTTAATTTCAGGAGTTTATTATAATAGTGAAGATAATGTATCTGCTTACATTGGTCTTGAACATAACGGATTTGAAGTTGGATTAGTTACTGGTTACAGCCAAGATGTAGTTCCTATGTTTAGATATAAAAAGAATAATTGGTTTATTGCTCCTGGATATGAAATTGACGGAACTCATGGAATTGTAATTGGATGGGCGTTTAAGTTAAAATGAATTCATTAGCAAAACTTTTTGAACCCAGCAAAGACCGTTTAATTGGTAATGCTAAACGTATGATGGACAATGCTAAAAATCCTTGGTTTGAACAATATTGGACAAAAGTTTATGTTCATCTTTGTAAACAATACAAAAAACTCAACTAAATACCTTTGTAACGCCACTGTTCTAGTGACGTCGGCAAACAAATGACCCGTTTGTACCGAAAGGGAAGACCATAGAAAAGGGCCGGGCCGTACGCGAATATCTCGCCAACAATCAAATATAGTGTAGTATGGAGAACAATATTATTGACTCCTATTGCTGATCTATGCTACACTAAAAATGGAGATATACAATGGAAGTCAAAAGAAAATTAAAACCAAGCGAAATAAATGCCAACTATAGTGCATTACCAAAAGATATTAATTCATACATCGATGAGAGTGTGATGGCCAAACAGCCAGAGATAGATCTTTGGGAGTTCATGCAGACACGCCCAGATCAACTGTATGAAGAATGGGCATACGAAGTAGGATCTGACACAACGACAAAATATGAGGCAAAAGCATTTACAAATCTAAACCTTAACGAAGATGATTTTTTTCAATTCATGAAAGAAAATAAACACACTTGTCAAAAAAAATACTACGAACGGAGACCATATCACAATGGTAGAAGTGAACTAACTGAAAACTTTCCAATGAAATGTGGATACAATGCTAGAAACACAGTTGAATATAATTGGGGACTTTATGGCAATAGCAATGAACAAGTAAAAGAGTTACTAGGTAGTCGTAAAGTATGGGAAGATAAAATTGGAATAGATTACGACACTGCATTAATAAGATTATTAGCATATATGCCAGGAATGATTCTGCCATGGCACGTTGATAACTTAGGCAACTGGTGTAGAAACTATAAACATTTGAATCCAAATATTGATACTAGAATGTGTGACTTGGGTCCTATCAAAAGATATCTTGTAATGATTACTGATTGGCATTGGGGACACGTAATACAATTTGAAAATAGTTACTTTCCTAATTACAAAAGCGGTGATGTATTTGATTTACCTATACCACGTCCACACTGCTCTGCTAATATGGGTATGAGAATAAAACTAACTTGTAGTATAAGTGGTGCTCAAACAAAAGATTATACAAAATGAAACTAAAACATCCTATTTCAGAAACTAGGATTGACCCAAAAGTTGCTGTTCCAAAAGAAATATTAGAGCAGTATCCTTGGCATTGGGATCCAATCACAACTGATCATACAGATAACACACACTTTATGAAAAACATAGAGTTTGATTGGAAGGGTTTAGGGGATTGGGCAATAAAAAAATGCAATGAACATTTAACTCCTCAAAAATATTGGAGGTTTGATTACGAACAAGATGCAATATATCATGCAAAAGAAAACGTAAACAATATGCCAATTAAAGAACAAGCATTTCTTGCCTTTAAAAATAACACACACTGTGAAGAAAATAGTCAATATTTTAAAATTGCAAATGAAGAGTTTGAACATTGGCAAGAACCACTTATGGATATGTTTCCAGAACTAAAAAAAACTAAAATGGGTGTGAGTTTATTTGTTCAACCACCCGGTCACACTATGTTCACCCATGTAGACACCTACAGTAGTTTTATAAGACGTACAGGAGATACAAAAGCAGACTACACTATTTTAAGAAGATATATGGCTTTTGTTCGAGACTGGGATTTTGGGCATTTCTTTCATTATGGAAATCATTGTTTCAGTCAATGGAGAGCAGGAGACTGTTATGATCTAGTGCCTGGAGTATATCACGGTAGTGCTAATGCAGGATTAAATCCTAAAATTACAATTCATTGGAGTGGTGAATTAAAAGATAATGGATAATCAATATTTTAAAAAATTTCTTGCAGATAGAAATATTAATTTAAATGAACATATACAAATAGAAAAACTATGTTCTTTAGACATTGATCCAAAAGCATTTGAGAATTTTGCAAACAAACATAGAGATGAAGCCACTGTCAAATGGTATCATCCAAGACCTTTCTTAAATGCAGAAACAAATGAACAGGCCATTAACGCAAACTGGATTGGTTATAATGAACACAACACTACTGAAACAAATTGGGGACTAGATCCTAAACACAACAAAACTTTAAAAGAAATAATTGGTAAAGAAAACTTTAATAGATTAGGAATAGATCCTAATGAAACTTTATTAAGACTGTTAGAATATATGCCTGGACACTGTTTACCATTACACTATGACGGCTTTGAAGGATTTAAAAGATTATATGGCAAAGAAAACAGCACAAGATTTTTTGTTGCAATAAGTGATTGGGATTGGGGTCATGCATTACAAGTTCATGATAATATTATTTCTAATTGGCAACCAGGCGACACTTATATTATTCCGGCAGGTGTATGCCATGCCAGTGCAAATTTTGGCATTTCACCCAAGTACACATTGACTGTTACAGGAGTCAGATAATGATTTCAAACGTAGCAGGTGATAGATTATACAATCAAATTCACGAAAGACTTAATGATGCATATCACAAAATTCACACTTCTGGAAACTGGATTGATGGAGAATACTGTCAAAGTGCAGAACAAAAACTGAAACAAATTACAGGAAGAAAACACGCAAGACTAATGACTTCAGCAACAAGTTCATTAATGGTTGCTTTGATATCTTGGAACATAAGAAATAAAAATGTTGCCTGTGTAAATTACAGTTATGTTGCGAGTGCAAATCAAGCCGCTCTCTTAAACAATATAGATTTATTTGACGTTGATGAAAAAGGATTAATGCAATTAGATGAAATATTTGAACATGATCTTGTAATACCTGTTTCATTGTACGGCAATACTATTAATTACGATAATTTGAAAGTGGGTAAAGATACAAAAGTTATTGTTGATTGTGCTCAAAGTTTAGGAGCAAAGTATAAAAACAAACCTGATGGTAGTTTTGGTGATGCGGCAGTATTCAGTTTTGCAAGAAACAAACCTATAGCAACAGCAGGTACTCATGGTGCTTTGGTTTGGGATGACGACTCCTTAACAACAATTATTCATGCAGTTTCTAACAATGGCAAATTAGGTAGAGATTCCAAGATACAAGCGTACGGAATAAACGCTGTTCCTATGGAACTACAAGCGGCACAAATTGATATAGGATTAGATCATATGGGTGAATGGCAAGTAAAAAGAAAATCAATACATCAATATTATGTAGAACAATTTAAAAATTTACCCTTAGAAATTATACACGCAAATGACTATTGTGAATCTAATTATCACAAGTTTGCTTTAAAAACAAATCAAAGAAACGATTTGTACAAACATTGTCAAAAAAATAACATACAGGCTTTATTACATTATACAGATAATTTTAGTGATTATTTTGGTTCTACTAAAGTGTTTCCAAACACTGATGCATTTTGTAAAACTGTAATTACATTACCAAATCATAGTTGGATGACTGATGCAGAAATAGAAACAGTTGCCAATACAGTGAAAGAATTTTATATATGAAAAATATTGCAGTAATAGGACATGATGGCAAACTTGGATCTGAGTTAATGAAACAACCAAATACGATTGCTGTTCCATGGATGTTTGAAAACGATCACCAAGTTATTGCAAAATGGTTTGATGATAATCCTGCTGTTGATACTGTTTGGCACGTTGCAAGAACTTGTAGAAAACAAGGCACAAGACGTGACCATGAAACTTTTCTAACAGAACAAAAAGGTATGCTAGACTTAATGCAAACAAGAGCAAAACATTGTAGGTTTGTTTATGCATCAAGTAAGATAGTGTATGGACTAGGAGGTGTCAGCGACAACAAAGACGAAGTATTGCCAGTGCAAAAAGTGGCAGAACATTTTTATGATGGCAAAGTTGGCATTCATAACTGTCCTGAATGGCAAACCACAAGGCAATTAAACATAAATGAACTGGACACCAAAAGAACCATTTACGCCTGTACAAAATTATCAAATGAACAGATAATACAAAAACATTGTTCAAACTTTAAAATTATTAGAATATGGGATATAGCATAGATTACAAAAAACTTTACGAGCAAGTAGAAACTGTAAATGATTGGTTAGACCTTTTAAAAAATCCTAATTTTAATTGGACTGAGTGTATGTTAAGTTTGTCTAATTATAAACCAGGTGATTACAGTTTTGAAAAAATAGGCACCATAAATGGCACATGGAACTTTCAATCAGACAATTTAAAATTAAAAGCATCTGAAAGTTTAGATAATAATGAGTATGCAGACAAATCTGAAATAGATTTTAAAAAACAATATAATTTTCATCACGGGTATAAAGAATATGAATCAAATGAATTAGCCAACTCTATTGCTAAAGCACTAGGATTTACAGATTATAAAGCGGCTATTAATATTCAAGAACCTGGTAGTATAAAAAATCTTCATGCAGATTCTTTAAATGGATGGTTCAAAGATGTTGAAAAGTATCAGCACGTTGCATTAGATAAAAATCTTAAACAACCTAAAGGCACACAAAATTTACACCGTGTGTTTGTTGCATTAACTGATTGGAAACCAGGCTGGATGTGGCAGTTTGGAGTAGACCATTGGACTAATTGGAAAAGGGGCGACGTGGTTAATTTTGATTGGAGAAATGTACCACACTGTACAGCAAATGCAGGCTATTCACCACGTCCTATATTAAAGATTACAGGAATAAGCGAATTTATTAAAAAAAATAAACACTTTAATATTGTTATATAAATACTACGGAGTCAAAAAACCTATAGGAGACAAACTATGTATAAGTTCGAAACTAAAACAAACAAAGAAGGCGTTATAGAGGACGTGATCAATCACCAACCAGAAGGATACAATCCTACAACTGGTATCTATGCTTCTTCTTACATTTTCCAAGGTGACTGGGAAGATGAACTTAAGGCTCTAAACTTCACAAAGAGAGGTCTAGGTTTTAAAGAAGTTGAGAAAGTTGATGCTATGAAAGGCCAAGACACTCAATACCTTTACAACTCTTTTAGAAGTGCTGATGGTAAGGACACAACTCACGATCAGTTACAAGACTTCTGGAAAGAAGAAAATCCAGCAGATTACAAAGATACTAATTCAAAACTTTCTTCACCAAAACTAGGCGCAATTTGCGATTGGTTTCAATGTGAAAAAACTAGAATTAGAATCTTCCAACAACAACCAGGTGCTTATATGCAAATGCACACAGATTTTGATAACCAAAGAGGTACAACTCTAGGTGAAACTTTAAGAATATTTGTGCAATTGACAGATCAACCAGGTGGTGCTTGGTATAGACTTAAGACTACGGATTCAGAAGTAAGCATAAATCTACAAAAAGGTCAATTTTTGATTTTCAATCCAGATCATACTGGACACCAAACTCAAAACCTAACTGACATTCCAAGAAATGCTTTCATGTTAGTTGTTAAAAGAAATGAATGGTTAGATTCTTTAACTAAGAACGAGACTATGACTTTTATCAATGTAAATGAACTTGCAGAGCAAAAAAAAGCAGTTTAAACTAGTTTAAACTACTTTACTAAATCGTAGCGGTGTGTTATAATACCGCTACGAAACTTATGATTGACTCTTACACTCAACAACAATGGGATAGTATTATAACTGTCAAAGATCTATTTAGGTTTTTAGAAGATCCTAAATGTGATGTAATGCAATTATCTGACCATCTTGTTGATATTAACAAAAGTTGTTTTTGGAAAGCGGCCAACATTAATTTTAACTTTAATGTAGATGAAATTCTAAATGCCAAACCAATTATTAAACATAATGAATTATCAACACATACCATGGATGCTAATGAATATAAACGACATCAACAATACGGTTATGGAAATGGATATGATAAAATTTTGCCAAATAAAGATACTCATGAAATTGCAAAAATACTAGGATTTGAAGACCCATACACCATAACTGTAAACAATCAACCGCCTGGTGCATTAATGGGAAGACACGTTGACTTCTGTTCTAGTTTTCTTTATGAATATAAAGATATTGCTCCAAATATTATTAATTTAGAATATGATAAAGCATTAGGCAAACCAAAAAATTTTAAAAACATTATCAGATGTTTTGTAGCACTAGCAGACTGGCAACCTGGCCAAGTAGTAAATTTTGAACCAAACTTTTGGACACAATGGAAAAAGGGCGATGTTGTATTTTTTGATTGGCAGAATACTCCACACGCAACAATTAATGCTGGATTTCATCAAAGACCATTTATAAAAATTACAGGCACTTTAAAAGATGATACATGGGTAATGAACGCAAAAGATACTAATGAAATTAAACAGTTTTCAATATAAAGTAGGAGAACACATTACCTGTAACAAAATTAATGCTATACTTAAAAATGAAGAAACAAAACAAGGCATTAGTTTTATTACACCTTTTGAAGATTTTGATTTTTCGCAAGAACCTACCGAATCATTTAATGAATTATTAAAACAACAATTCAATAAACTTAGACAAAACAATAATTACATAAAATTTTATTACTCAGGTGGCATAGACAGTCATATCTTATTGGATTTTTGTTTTAAAAATAATATTATGCTGGATGAGATTATATGTCTTAAGAGTGGCTTACCAGATGCAGACTACGAAATTGATCAATACGCAATACCGTTTTTGAAAAAACATCAAAATTCAATTAAAAGTAAAATTACAATTAAAGAACTTACAATTGAAAATTATTTAGAACACTACAAAAAAACTTTACAAAACCATCTTAATTCTAACTACAGTGCTTTTCATAACTACATCCGCTGTTTTTGGCCTTATGATTTTTATGGACAACAACATGATCCAGCAATACTTCATATTAGAGCCATGGATAAACCTACGATGGTTTACGAAAACAATAATTGGTATGTGTATTTTCTAGACGGCAATCTTGAACCACACGAGAATAATTTTCAGTTTTATAGCAACAGTCCAAACATTATTGCCAAACAATGTCATACTTTCATAAATCAAAGTAATACCAATCTAACTTATAACCAACTATGTAAAACAATGGGTGTCAAACTAGGAGATTATAATCAACCTGTTAAACAATTATTCTTTGGAGCCACTGACAACATTATAACTTATAAAGGACGCAATATTAGATATCACCACCCAAAAGAAAAAAAAGCAATACTCTTTTGTATTGAAAATTATCCAGACATGGTTGATATGTGGATAACTTATTTGGATCAACTTAAAAATTATATTCCTTCTTATTGGTGGGAGGCAGGTGCACCTGAAATGGGCACAGTAGGAGTATTATCAAAATTCTTTTGTTTAACCAAAAAAGATATAAAAACTGTAAATGAATTGTATCCTGCAGGATTTAAACCTAGTAAAATAGTGACTTTTTAGCCGGTTGACGGAAATACCATTACCTGTTATAATAACGGTATAAAGGAGAACAATTATGTATAAATGTTCAGCAAAAGCACAATTAGTTTTGGATCAAGTTAGACACAGATGTCAAGCAGATTCACAAACTAATAACAGATGGACTGGAAGATCTGGAAACTATATGTATATCATGGGCAGAGAGAATGCTGATGGTAAGGCAACAGGTGTTGTTCATAAGTTTCAAGAAGATGGATCACACAAGTTGGCAGGATCTTTTAAGATCTTATCAGATGGTCAAATCACAAGATTTACTGGAATGTCTTCAGCTGATTGGAGAAATTTTATGGGTACTGCTCAAAAAGAATATGAAGCAAAATATTCTAATGAGGCTAAACCTACAGAAACTCCGATCGACAGCAAAGTGGCTGTATAAATTAGAACAGGTATTTGGATTCGCTTATGAACGCCAAATAGGCTTAAATTACTGCGGTCCAAATACCTTTTTAAATAATGGGATTCTTACAAATAAAATTACCTAAACGCATCAAGCACAAAATTAAAAATTCTAAAAGAAATAGAGAAGCACTAGCCAAATATAAAATTTGGTTGGAATCTCAAGGGTTAGACGATAAAACTCTTAAAAAAAGATTAAAGTCTTGGTCTGGATATCCTATTCCAGATTATTCTACAAACCCAAACTATCCAAAATGTTCAGATAAAGTTCCAGTAGGAACATCAAAGAAAAAAGAAGTACAACAATATTCAGGTGAAAGAAAACTGCTTGGTATAGCTACCATGCACAAATCAAATATGGTGCCAGTTTTTGATGAAGAAGATGCCAAAGATATCGCGAAGATGAGAAGATAAAATCTCGTTAGTAAAAAACCTCAATAAAATCAACACTTCTAGCAAGACCAACTAGGTTGACGATTTACCATTATATGTTATAATTGTACTATGTTTAGATTAATAATATTAGTTGCAATATTTCTTGCTGTCTATCCAATGATTGGAAATGGTTATGACCAATTCATGTCTGACTTCAGTTTTAATGAAGCAGGTGAAGTTGTATCCAATATATTCACTGGAATAGCAAATTTTATTGACAACTTTAAATCATAAAGGAAAAAATGAAACATCTAAGTAAAATATTCCTTGTATTATTTTTTGGTATATTATTAGCACAATGTTCGACGTATAAGATTAAATCTGATATGTCTAAGAACGGTGTTGTTAATAAAACGCCAGACTGGTATGTGGAATACAAACACGAAACTTGGACAAAGTATCAAGAGGCGGCAACTGCTGTATCTCCAGATATGGAATTAGCAGTTAAAAAAGCTATTTTACTTGCCAAGGCTAAACTTGTAGACAGAATTAATGGAGAAGTTAATAACAGAACTACTATTAATAAAAATGAAGCAGGTACAAACGAAAGTTTAACTGTGACAGCTGGTTCTCAAGATATCGTTGTTAATATAATCAGAGACACTCTTGCAAGAGGTTATGAAGTTACTAAACAAGAAATATTCGTAACTAGTCACAAATCTTATAGAGCATACATTATGATAGAGCTTTCTAAAAAAGAAGTAGAAGCTATTATAGATGATATCAATAAGAAAAAAGTTGCAATGATTGACGTGAATGGTATTAACGATGCGGCTAACGAAGTATTAGATAATTAGGGCGATATGAAAACTATCGTAAAACTTATTGCCCTAGTTGTACTCACTTTAGTGATAATACTAACTTATATAAACCAGGCAAAAGCAGGTGGACCATGGCACGATCAATATTGCGATGTTGAAACAACAACAATAAGAGTTGTTGACCAATCTGGTAATGTAATAAAAGAATTAACAGAAGAGAAAGTAGTATGTCAAGATGGTGCAAAAGACTTCTTACACGGAATGGGTATTGCTGATAGTTGCCAAATTTACACTTGGGAAATGCCCATAGGTGAAACTACAATTACGCAAAGAGATATTGCTTGTCATAAAATGGATGGAGGATATGAAATCGTTAAAGGTTATCATAGTATTGAGTAGTATACTATTTCTTACTAATTGCACAACAGGAACGACAACTACAAATAAACCTAGTAAAGAAGTAAATGGTTCTTTGACAAAAATGCCAATTCCGATGATTTTAGGAGATGATGTCAAATATTCTATGCCTGCTTTTTTATGGAGAACAACTCAATTTATGAGATTTAGTCTCAATAAAGAAGAAAAACAAAAGCACCAAAGTGCTGTATTTTTTATGTTAGACAACGCAAAAAATGGTGAAATTGTTAGTTGGTACAGTGATAAACGATTAGTAAACGGCAAAGTTAGAGTAATACGTTCATACCCTACAGGTGCTGGTATTTGCCGTACATATCAAGCATACATTAAAGTTAACGGCACAGAACGACATATGACCAATAATGCTTGTAAAAAGAACTGGTCACCTAGTTGGTCATTTTACAAATAATCTTACTATAATAAACTAAATAGTCATATAAATAAGTTTAGAAGGAATTTATACATATGGCAACAGTTGAACCAAAATCTACAGGAGTATCACCAGACACACCACAAGGTGCATATTTTACAGTATCTATAGCTCAAGGAGGATTTCTTGACACTGAAACAGTAAATGGTGGAAGAGTATCTCCGTGTGTAGCTAACGATTTCACTACAAAACCAACAACAAAAGCACAATCATTATTAGTATCAAGAGGCTTTTTAAGATGGAAAAATATGATTGCCGTTCTTCAAGTTAGATCAAATGTTAGAGTAGTTAATATAGTAACAACTTATGGCAGTGATGCAGGTGATACTGCAATCACAACATTGGCATTTGGTTTGGTTTATGAAAATCCTGATTGGGTTCCAACAACAGGAACAGCACTTGACGGATCTACAACTACTACAACTAAAGCATTGTATATTCAAGACAAAATTTCAGAAGCACTTAATACAACTTGGAAAGAAAATATGAGTGTTTATGACCCAACAACTGTAAGTGGTACGGCTAATGCAAACTTAACGAAAACAGAAGAAGTTGAAGCAGGTCCAGTACTATTAGTATCAAAGGGTCAAATAGTTGAAGCAGTTACAGTTACAGCAGTTTCAGGTTTTGACGCTAATACTTCTGGACAAAGAGCATCTGATACATCGTTAACTTACTCTGCAGAGTAATCAAATTTACCAAATAATCAATAGCATATTTGTTTAAATAATGTTATATTAAATAATATCAATATGTTCATTGCATTTCTAACACTACTATCAGCATTATCCATATCAGGTGTAGCAATATTCTACTCGGTAATAGGACTTGCAACTATATTTCCAGGAGCATTTTGGCCTGTAATTATAATGGGTTCTGTGTTAGAAGTAGGTAAGTTAATCACAGCCTCATGGCTATATCGGCACTGGAAACAGACCCGCTTTTTATTAAAAACATATCTTACAATCTCGGTTATAGTTTTAAGTTTAATAACATCCATGGGTATATTTGGATTCTTATCTAAAGCCCATTTAGAACAAAATCTAGCATCTGAGAATCTCACACAAAGAATTGACCTTATTAATAGTAAAATTGTTAGCCAACAAACTTATATTAAAAGACAAAATGCAATTATTGAAAGAGCAGAAAAAAGTCTTACAAGAACAGTTGGTACTAACGACGAAGCAATTGCAATTGAAAGACAAAATCTAGAAGATGCACAAAATAAATTAAAAGAAGCAATTAACATTGAAAAACAAAGTCTGGCAGATGCTGAAGACAAGTTCAAAACACTACTTACAGTCGAGACCAATACAATTAAAAGTTTAAATGATAGATTAAAAATATTAGATGCAGATGTAACTGCCATATTAACTCAAAAAAATAAAGCATTCTTTAATGAAGAAAAGGCGGCGGCTGATTTAAAAGCATCACAGAAAGAAGAACGTGAATTAATTGATCTTAAAATTAATGAAGCACAAGGCAGAATAAATGAACTTAAAGGAGATTATGCAACTGATAATGCTATTATACAAAAAAGAATAGAAAAATTAAGAGAAGCAATTACATCTGAATCTGCTGTCATACAAGCAAGAATTGAGAAATTAAGAGAAGGTAGTGTTGATGACAAATCAGTCATTTACATACAAATAGAAGTAGCAGAAGACAACATCTTAAAAGCACAAAACAGTATAGACGATTTAATTATTGACAGGGAACCACTTGAATCTGAAATGATTAAACTAGAGGCAGAAGTAGGTCCTATAAAATACATTGCCGCACTTGTTATTGATTGGGGAGTTACAAATGAAGTTGAATTAAATGAAGCAGTAAGATGGGTTATCTTGCTTATAATTGTAGTATTTGATCCACTTGCAGTTGCATTATTATTAGCGGCCAACCAAAGTTTAATGAGAAAATTTCCAGTTGCACCGCCACCACCGCCACAAGAAATTGTTGATTTAGAAAAACCAGAACCTTATGAACCACCTTTTGCACCTGTACAAAATGATATGGCCGAAAAAGCAAAAGCTCTTGCTGAACAAGAAAAAGCAGAAAAAATACAAAAAGATTGGGCAGTAAAACTTTACGAATTTAATAAAGAACGATTAGCAAAACGAGACAAAGATTTAGAAGAACAAAAAAAAGTTGAAGAAACTATTCCACATATAGATCTTATAGGTCAAAAAAAAACTGAAGAAAAAGAAATAGTAGTAGATAAAGACGATGGCTTTGATCTAGATGAAGTCAAATACGATATAGAAACTAAAACTAAATCAAATAATGAAGAACAAAAAGCTAGAGAGAAAGAAGAGAAAGAAAAGCAACTAGAAGAATTTAAAAAAAGAGAACAAGAAGAGAAAGAAAATTTAGAAAGAATAGCAAGAGAAGCTAAAGAAGAAGAAGCTAAAGTAACAACAGTAGAAGAGGCATTAAAAATGCCAGAGTCAGAGAGTGTTGAAACACCAATCGAAGAACCCGAAAGAACACGACCCGACTTTACAGAAGTAATTGAACCCACAGAACCTGCAGGTGATGGAACATTTAAAACAGGAACGTTAGGTCCAAAAATTAAAAAGAGTAAGATAATTGATCCAAAAGTAATGACTGATTTTGAAAGAACTGGTATGTTAAACAAGTTACACCAAGAGCATGGCAAGTATGAAGATATTAGTGATGAAGCCCTTAAAAAAGAAAGAGATGATGCTAATAAAGCACAATTCCTAGCTGACGTTGCATTAACAGAAGAAGAAGCACGTAACCATCCACCGATGACAGAGTCACGTATGGCATATTTTCAAGATCATATTGATGATATATTAAGAGGCAATTCAACATTTGAAAACATTCCACCTGATATAGCAAAAACTGTTGCATTATTAATGACTGATGAATATCCAAATCCAGAGATTATTACTAAAGGTTCAGCTTTAAAACCAGAAGGCGATAAAAATGTAGAAACAATGACCCAGGATGCCTTAAAAGAAAAATTCATGGAACAACCAGAAACCGAAGAAAGACCAATCACTGATGAAGAACTTGACGACTTATTAGAAGGGTTTCCTGAACGTCCAAAAGCAAATGAAGACTATGTACAAAACGAAGAACAAACCGACGAAACACTTTGGCAAAAAACTAAAGAATTAGATTTACCAGAACCTGAAAAGAATGAAATACAAATACCAGAATTAGAAAGTACAACTGAAGATATACCTGTATTAGTTGATAAAGTTAAAATAGAAAATGTTATTCCAGTAGACAAGTTTACCAGATACAAAAAGAGACTTGCAACTGATGAGGAATACCACCAAAGGATAGAACAACGCATTAATAATTTAATAACCAAATTAGAAGCAGGTGAAGTCAAACTAAACGACTTGACTAATGCAGATCAAAAAGCTATACTAGATATATTGAATCAATAATGGAACAAAAAAACGTAAAAGCAAAAAAAGAAAAATCAGTAATAGGTCCAAAGCTAGAAGAACGGAAAAAGCAAGGTACTATTACACTTGTTACTCCACCTTCTTTTTTTCAAAATCAAAATAGAAGTTTTTGTTTAATTAATCTTAGCAAAAAAGATAAAGATAACTTTGCAGATGCAGTAAACAAATGGTTTCCTAAAAATGACTTAACAATATACCTTTGGGATGATAATAACTTTTCAGCATTAGATCCATTTGGCAACGATAGTGATCCTGAATATGAAAAATACTTAGAAAATTGGAAACCAAACAAAGCAGGTAGAGATTATACTTGGTTATTAAATGCCTGTAGAGCGGCTTCAACAATTGTAATGAATATGGACTATTCATCTAATCAATTAAAAGTTTGGTCGGGTTATATTCTTACAATGTCAAAAACTTGGTTCATTAATTCTAATCAAGACGATGCATCGGCATTTGGAGTTCTTAATAGAAATATATTTTCAGGAATGCATGAATTATTTCCTAAGATTAAAAAATTAAAAGATAGTCAATAAAATGGGAGATGATAGTTTAGTCTGTTCCTTTTGCAGTAAATCTCGAAAAGACGTTACAAAAATGATTGTAGGTGCAACTAAAGTTGCTATCTGTAATGAGTGTGTAAAACTTTGTATTGAAATATTAGATGAAGACATAATTAAATCCAAAGCAGAACAATTTGCTAAAGGTGATAAAGATATTCTTAACCCTGTTAATATTAAAGAATATTTAGATCAATATATTATAGGACAAGATGCCGCAAAAACTGTATTGTCAGTAGCAGTATCTAACCACTATAAAAGAATTACAAATCCACCTAAAGATTTTGAGTTAGATAAATCAAATGTATTATTATTAGGAGCCACTGGTGCAGGTAAAACACTTATGGCTAGAACAATAGCACAATATTTAGATGTACCTGTTGCTATTGCAGATGCAACAACATTAACCGAGTCTGGCTACGTTGGTGAAGATGTAGAAAATGTAGTACAAAAATTATACGCAAATTCAAGTGGTGACATTCAAAAAACTGAACGTGGTATTATATTCATAGATGAAATAGATAAGATTACACGTAAAAGTGAGAATACTTCTATAACAAGAGATGTATCTGGAGAAGGTGTACAACAAGGATTACTTAAAATTGTAGAAGGAACTGAATGCAGAATTATGCCACAGGGAGGCAGAAAACATCCTGACCAACAAATGGTTACTATTAATACTAAAAATATATTGTTTATAGTAGGTGGGGCATTTACAGAATTAGAAAAACAAATACGAAACAGAAAATCAAGTGGTATTGGTTTTGGTTCTAAATTAAAAGACGATGATATAAAAAATTATCTTATTGACGTAAGACCCGAAGACTTAATAAAATATGGCCTAATTCCAGAATTTGTAGGAAGATTTTCAATGATTACTCATGTTGATGATTTAAGTGAATCACAATTAGTGCAAATACTTACAGAGCCTAAAAATGCTTTAATAAAACAAATGCAATATTTGTTTGGATTAGACGAGATTAAATTAGAATTTAGCAAAGATGCCAAACTATCTGTTGCTAAAAAAGCCAAAGCATTAGGTACAAATGCCCGAGGTTTGAAAAATATTGTAGATAGAGTATTATTACCATTCCAATTTGATGCCCATGAAATGAAAAATAAAGGTGTCATCACAATTAAAATAACAAGTGACGTGGTTGACAAAAATGCCGATCCAGTGTTACTATTTAAGAAGCAAGATGGAACAATACCAAAGAAACAATCAGTTTAAAAACTTTAGAAACTCTTGGAATAATAAACCCTCTAGAGGGCGGAAACCTAAACCACCAATGCCACCTGGCTGTAATTACTATGCGGAAGTACGCGATGGTGATGATCCTATGCGAGCTTATCGTAGAATTAAAAAGAAAATTAAAGATGATAAGTTCTTTGAAGAAATTAAAGAACGACAATATTACCAAAAACCATCATTTAAAAAACGTGAAAAAGCAAAACGTAAAAAAATAGTTCTAAAAAAGCTACAACGAGAACGTGACGATAACCGTTTTATAGGTAAAACCAATAGAAATTAATTTACCAAAAAGGTCGCAAGATTGACATATAGTACATATATGTTATAATAAGAGATAAATAACGTTGAAGGTTGCTATAGATAGGACCTTTAATATTAACTCGCTAACTTAGGAGGAAAGCACATGAAAAACAATCTATCTATCTTTAATAACTTAAGACCCATAACAGTAGGGTTTGACAATATGTTTGATCATTTTGAACATATGTTAGACGACGGCGGTTTCTTTAGAAACGGTACTGTTAGTAACTTCCCACCTTACAATATTGAAAAGACTGGAAAAAATTCTTATAATGTAGAACTTGCACTTGCAGGTTTTAATAAAAAGGATATAGAAGTTACATATGAGGATAACCTTTTATCAGTAAAATCTAAAAAAGAAGATACTACTGAACAAACTGATGCCGATGGTAATATGATTCATAGAGGTATTTCAAAAAGATACTTCGCAAAATCATTTACTATTGCAAACGACGTTGAAATAAAAGGAGCTGAACTTAAAGATGGTTTACTTGTAATTGCTTTGGAACGAATACTTCCGGAGGCAAAAAAAGCAAAAACTATCGAAATAAAGTAAGCAATATGATAGGTAGGGTGGTAATCACCCTACTTGTCAATAGACAAATTTAAAAAATGTGTTATAATAAGGAGATAAAACATTATGAGTAAAATTATAGGAATAGACTTAGGTACTACAAATTCATGCGTATCATTAATGGAAGGTACACAGGCAAAAGTATTAGAAAATGCAGAAGGCAAAAGAACAACACCTTCAATAGTAGCATTTGGAGATGAGAAATTAGTTGGAGAACCTGCTAAAAGACAAGCGGTTTCAAATCCAGCAAATACAATATTCGCGGCTAAAAGATTAATTGGAAGAAAATTTGATGGAGATTCTGTACAAAAAGATGTACAAACATCACCTTTTAAAATAGTAAAAGCAGATAATGGAGATGCTTGGATTGAAGCAAAAGGTAAAAAATATTCACCAGCACAGATCTCAGGTTTCGTTTTACAAAAAATGAAAGAAACTGCTGAAAAATATTTAGGACAAGAAGTTAAAAAAGCTGTAATAACAGTACCAGCATACTTTAATGACTCACAAAGACAAGCAACAAAAGACGCAGGTAAAATTGCAGGACTTGAAGTTGAACGTATTGTAAACGAACCAACTGCGGCGGCACTTGCATATGGTTTAGATAAAAAGAAATCAGGCACAGTTGCAGTGTACGACCTAGGTGGTGGTACATTTGATATATCTATATTAGAAATAGGCGACGGAGTATTTGAAGTTAAATCTACAAATGGTGATACATCATTAGGTGGAGAAGATTTTGATAATGTTCTAGTTGATTATCTTTGTAGTGAATTTAAAAAAGATACTGGTATAGACATAAAAACAGACAATTTAGCACTTCAAAGAATTAAAGAAGCGGCAGAAAAAGCTAAATGTGAATTATCATCAGCATTACAAACAGATATTAATTTACCATTTCTTACTGCTGATAAAACTGGACCAAAACACTTAAACATTAAACTTACAAGAGCAAAATTTGAATCATTAACAGAATCATTAATTAGAAAAACATTTGCTCCTTGTAAAACAGCATTAAAAGATTCAGGAATTAGTAAAGACAAAATAGATGAAGTTATCCTTGTAGGAGGTATGACTCGTATGCCAAAAGTATTAGAAACAGTTAAAAGTTTCTTTGGCAAAGAACCACACACAGGAGTTAATCCAGACGAAGTTGTAGCAATTGGAGCCGCAATACAGGGTGGAGTATTACAAGGTGACGTTAAAGATGTATTACTTTTAGATGTAACACCTTTATCACTTGGTATTGAAACACTTGGTGGTGTTGCTACTAAACTTATTGAAAAGAATACAACAATACCTACAAAGAAAAGTCAAGTATTTTCAACTGCTGAAAACAATCAAGCGGCAGTTACAATTAGAGTTGTACAGGGTGAAAGAGAAATGGCTACTGACAATAAACAACTTGGAAACTTTAACTTAGAAGGCATTCCACCAGCACCAAGAGGTGTACCTCAAATTGAAGTAACATTTGATATAGATGCAAATGGTATTGTAAATGTGTCTGCAAAAGATAAAGGCACAGGTAAAGAACAAAAAATTACAATACAAGCATCAGGTGGATTAAGTGAAGCCGATATTGAAAAAATGGTTAAAGATGCTGAAGCAAACAAAGAAGCAGACAAAAAGAAAAGAGAAGAGGTTGATGCTAGAAATCATGCTGACACACTTGCTGACTCTACAGAAAAATCACTTAAAGAACACGGTGACAAAGTTTCTGTAGAAGATAAAACAAAAATAGAAACTAGCCTAGCTGATTTAAAAGAAGCACTTAAAGGTAATGACGTTGAATCTATAAAAAGTAAAACAGGTGCCCTTACCGAAGCATCAATGAAACTAGGTGAAGCAATCTATAAAACTCAACAAGAACAAGCAAAACCAGAAGCAACTGAGAGTACATCAGGCGGTGAAAAAGAAGACGTTGTTGATGCAGATTTTGAAGAAGTTAAAAAATAACCAATAAATATGTATAATATAGACAATGTCAAATTTAAAAAGTAAACAAAACAAAGAGTTAAGATGGCAACAAATATACAAACACTAACCAAAGAAAAAACTAAACTTGATGAACCAAGTTTATACGATGTTATTTTTTTAAATGATAATATTACTACGCAGGAATTTGTAGTTAGGGTTTTAAAACAAATTTTTAATAAATCACAAGAACAAGCAGAAGCAATTATGAAAAAAATACATAATGACGGACAAGGTACTGTAGGTTCTTATGTCCACGAAGTTGCAGAACAAAAAGGCATTGAGACTACTTTACTTGCACGGCAAGAAGGAATGCCACTGCAAATAAAAGTTAAGAGACAATGAACCTAAAAGATTTTGTATTAGAAAATCAAAAAATAATTGAATTAGTTAAAGACAGAGTTGGTGGGCACGATGTTGTTGATACATATTACGGCACACTTGATTATGCTACTGCAAGATTTAATACAATACTAATAAAACTTTCACAAGACAAAATAAAAGAAGTAGAACATACAACAGAAGTGTTAGAATGTTTTGATGCAATACAAGACTTCTATAATAATGTCCAACGATATCGTTTTTGGCCAAAAATTGCACGTCCATTTATTAGATTAAACTTATACGGTATTGGCACAAGACGTATTCCTAAAATAAAAAACCTATTAGATAAACTCGATAATTAACAGTATGATCAAGAACTGGTTATTCTGGGCAATACCTGAACAATATGCGATGAGGTATATGGTAACTTTATGGTTTATAATGTTTATTCTTCCTACATTTGTTCTTGGAGTACAATTTACAAGATTAGGATTTGTTATAAATTTATTATGGTATGATATTATATGGTACGGATGGATTAAATCCAAAGAAAGGAACGACAGATGAAAGCAATAGTATGGAGCAATATCGGATGTCATTTTTGTGAACAAGCAAAAACATTATTAAAACAAAAAGGAATCGAATACGAAGAACGAAATTTAGCAAAGGACTGGAAAATACAAGATTTATTAGAAGCAGTACCAAATGCTAGAACTGTTCCACAAATATTCATTGACGACAAGTATATTGGTAGCTACGATAAACTGGTAGAATATTTAAAAAAATAATGCACTTTGACTTTCCTATTGAAAAAATTAATTTTGACTTTGAAAAGCAAGGAAATTGTAATTTAAAAATTTATTGGAATGATCATGAAGTTAAAAATAATGTTATATGTGATTCTGATATAAAAGACAAAAATATATTAAAAGTTATTTTTACTAAAAACGATCCTACAGATACTAATTCGTTTGCAAAATTAAAAAGTTTTAAAATTAATAATGGAGATTTTACTACTTGGTTTTGTAAATTTGATTATAAAATTGATCAAACGCACCATAAAGATTCTAGAGAATTAATTGTTAATAACGGATATTTTGGTTATATAGGTAGTATGAAAATTAATATTAACCAATGTAATAGTCTTTTGAAAAAAGCGGCATGGACAATTGCAGATAGAAATTTTCTAAACCCAAAAGAACGTGGAAGAGGCAATTTATATCGTGAAAAAACATTTAATACTGTATATGATGATGCAAGATGGATGTATACCGGATCATGGCCTCCAAATGTAAAAGAAATGATCGATTATGTTGATCAATTTACAATAAAACAAACAAAACTACCAGTTATTTTTGAATCATTTAGAAAAGAAACAGAAACATGGTTAACAAAATCAAATAGAGTAAAACTAAAAAACTTTGATAACTTTGATCATTTTTGCTTTGACAAAGGTATTTTAACTTTTATTAATAGTTTTTTATTAAGATATAACGTAATTTATAAACCACCAAAAATATATCAATTTGTAGGAGAAATATCAGAAAATAAAAACATAATTTATAAGGATATTTTTGGTGAGATTGAAAAGAACTCTACAGTTTATTTAGAATTTCCAAGTCCGTGGTATGATAATAATAAACTTCTTGAAATTATAAAAGAAGCAAAAAGTAAAAATTGTTATACTGTTGTTGATTTAATTTGGTGCCCGGTTGCTCAAAATAAAATAGATTTAGACCTTGATTTATTTGATGAAGTATGGTTTAGTATGAATAAAACGTGGCCAATAAGCCATTTACGTCCAGCAATTAGATGGTCAAAAAAACGTATTAATGATATTTCTACTTTTATTAATAAATGGGGATATTATCCAAAAGTTGAAGCAAACATATTTTTAAATTTAATTAAAAAATACAGTTATGATTTTATATTTGAAAAATATAAAGAAGATGCAAAAAGTATTTGTAAAACTTTTAATTTAAAACCAACTGAAGTATTATGGTTTACAAAACATGAATCAGCACAACATAAAGAAAACAATTATATTACAAAACATTTCTTTTTAGATGATTTTATTTGTATAAGAAAATTATTAGAACACAAAGGAGAATATTTCTGGTAGTTGACAACAACTAATAACTATTATAAAATTAGATAAATGAAAATTGAACTAATAGATACAATGGGTACAGACTTAACAGTGGTAAATGCCGCTAGGGTTTCTTACGCAAAAACTAAAGAACAGTTTGAAGATAACGATGAAAAGTTAATTGCATTTTTGGCAAAACATAACCACTGGTCTCCGTTTGCACATACATCATTACAATTTAGAATTAAAGCACCTGTGTTTGTTGCAAGACAATTAGTTAAACACCAAGTTGGATTAAGTTGGAACGAAGTTAGCAGACGTTATGTAGACTTTCCACCTGAAGTATACAAACCAGAATCATGGAGAGGACGTCCTATTGATTCTAAACAAGGATCTGCAGGCACAGTAGATTTAGGACATACTGTTAATCATAACTTAGAAACAGTAACAGAAAGTTGTTTAATACTTTATAACACATTGATTGATAAAGGTGTTGCACCAGAACAAGCAAGAATGGTATTACCGCAATCAATGATGACTGAATGGTATTGGTCAGGAACGTTATATGCTTTTGCTAGAGTATGCAACTTAAGGTGTGCTAAAGACACACAAAAAGAAACACAAGACGTCGCGAATGCAATTGCGACGCATTGTAGCAAGGAATTTCCAATTAGTTGGAAGTACTTAATTGACAAACATACATAATAGTATATAATATACACAAATGATAAAAGAAGCACTTATAAAAAAACTAGAAGGCGATATTGCTAAAATAGAAGCTAACATTGTAACTTACCTAAGCAATCCTATTTCTGTAGTAGCAGATCATATTGATTATATTACTCCTATTGAAAAGGAATTAGAAAAGTTATCTGCGGCGAAAGGTAAATTAGTATCTTTAAAAAATATTAAATTTAAGTTAGATGAATGATGTACTTCAAGACCGACTTAACAAAAAATATGATGCTGGGTTTACAACAAACGTTGAATCAGTAACATTACCTCCAGGCCTTAACGAAGACATAGTAACACAAATCTCAAAAATTAAAAAAGAACCTAAATGGTTGCTTGAATTTAGATTAAAAGCATACCAACGATGGAAAATTTTAAAACAGCCTGATTGGGCAAATCTTAATATTAAACCTATAGACTATCAAGCAATATCATATTACTCAGCACCAAAGCCAGGTCCTAAATCATATGATGATGTAGATCCTGAAATTAAAAAAGACTTTGAAAAGTTAGGCATACCATTAGCAGAAAGAGCCGCACTAGCAGGTGTAGCCGTTGATGCAGTATTTGATTCTGTATCTATTGCAACTACATTCAAAGATAAGTTAGCAGAACTAGGAATTATATTTTGTTCATTCTCAGAAGCAGTACAAAAACATCCTGATCTAGTAAAAAAATATATGGGCTCTGTTATTCCAATTACAGACAATTATTTTGCAACATTAAATTCTGCTGTCTTTACAGATGGAACTTTTGTTTATGTTCCTAAAGGAGTAAGATGTCCTATGGAACTATCTACATACTTTAGAATCAATGCGGCTAACACAGGACAATTTGAACGGACTTTAATTATAGCTGACGAAGGAAGTTATGTAAGTTATTTAGAAGGCTGTACTGCACCAATAAGAAAAGAAAGTCAATTACACGCCGCCAACGTAGAACTTGTAGCATTAGATGATGCAGAAATAAAATATTCAACAGTACAAAATTGGTACCCAGGAGATAAAGATGGCAAAGGCGGCATATACAATTTTGTAACTAAACGTGGAAAATGTAAAGGAACAAACTCAAAAATTTCTTGGACACAAGTAGAAACAGGATCAGCTATTACTTGGAAGTATCCAAGTTGTATATTACAAGGAGATAATTCTACTGGTGAATTTTATTCTGTTGCTGTAACAAACAATTATCAACAAGCAGATACAGGTACTAAAATGATACACCTAGGCAAAAATACAAAATCAACTATTGTATCTAAAGGAATTTCGTTAGGACACTCATCAAATACATATAGAGGTTTAGTAAAAATTAATAAAAATGCTGACAATTCAAAAAACTTTACTCAATGCGATTCATTAATGCTAGGTAATAATTGTTCTGCTAGAACTATACCATATATTGAAAATAAAAATGTATCTAGTAATTGCAGTCACGAAGCAACTACATCCAAAATTAATGATGAACAATTATTTTATGCAAGGCAACGTGGACTAGACGAAGAAAATGCTACTAATTTAATTGTAGCAGGATTCTGTAAACAAGTATTTCAAAACTTACCTATGGAGTTTGCAGTAGAAGCCAATAAACTATTAGAAGTTAGTATGGAAGGAGCAGTTGGATAATGGCAAATAGATTTCATTTAGCAATACCGGCTGGAGATATAGATACGTCAATAAAATTTTATTGTGACATATTAGGCTGTAAAAGAGGTATGGCAGAATTTAAGTATCCAGATGCTTGGGCAGACATTGACTTTTGGGGCAACGAATTAACACTACACGCAACAGATCCTAACAAAAAAAATATAGGTGAAAGACACAATGTAGATATGGGTAATGTATCTGTTCCTCACTTTGGTGTGCATTTAGACGCACAAACATTTAAAAATGTAAAAGAAAGACTAATACAAAATAATATAAAATTTATAGATCCACCTTTTATAAGATTTAAAGGTGAAAGCAGAGAACAGGAAACAATGTTTATCGAAGACCCAAATGGCAACTGCTTAGAAATTAAAACAATGAGGAATCCTGATGAATTATTCAAATAAACTTACAGAATATAAAAATAATATCGAAGCCTTACAAGAAATCGATAATTTAGAAGTTTATAGATGGTTAATTTCACTTGGTGCAAAGTTAGACGATGATCCTTTAAGTGAAGAAAAACGTATTGACAAAAATAAAGTTAGTCGTTGTCAATTTGACTTATACGTTGATTTTGAAGATGGCAAATTTAAAGCATGGAGTAATGCCGCAATAGCAGGTGGCTATGCTTATATATTGTTAGATATTTTTAATTCACTACCTCCAACAACAAAAATTACAGTAGAAGATTTTCAACAAATTAAACTAGACAAACTATTAACAATGAATAGAACAACCGGCTTCTATCAAATGATTGAAATGATTATAAAGAAAATACAAAATGCTAAAAATTAAAAATTTAAAAGTATCAATTAATAATAAAGAAATAATAAAAGATTTAAATCTTGAAATTAAACAAGGCGAGATTCATGCCCTCATGGGTCCAAACGGTTCTGGCAAAAGTACTTTGTCTAATGTTTTAGCTGGAAAAGATGGCTATAATGTTACAGGAGAGATACTTTACAAAGGAGAAGATCTTTTAAAAATGTCAATAGAAGAAAGAGCAAGAAAAGGATTGTTTATGGCTTTTCAATATCCTATAGAAATTCCTGGTGTTAATACAATTAATTTTTTAAAAAGTTCTTTAAATGTGGTTCGAAAATCTAATAAAAAAGAAGCAATAGATACTTTTGAATTTTTAGATTTAGTAAAAGAAAAAGCTAAAGCTCTTAATGTTAATGGTTCTATACTTAATAGACATCTAAACGTAGGGTTCTCGGGTGGAGAAAAAAAGAAAAATGAAATATTACAAATGTCTGTTTTAGAACCTATGTTTGCTATTTTGGACGAAACAGATTCTGGATTAGACATTGATTCTTTAAAAATAATTTCTAATGGTATTAATTCTTTAAGAAGTATATGTAGATCTTTTTTAATTATTACACACTATCAACGTTTATTAGAACACATTAAACCAGACTTTGTTCACGTACTTGCAGATGGAAAAATAATCAAAACTGGTTGCAGTGAATTAGCTGAAGAATTAGACAAAGTAGGATATGGAGATAAAAATAGTTAGAATAGTTCTAATATTATTCTTTGCATGGATTACTACGATTCAAGCAGAGATTGTAACAATAGAAAAACGTGGTGTTGCAGATGATATTATAACTTGTGAATGGGAAAACCAAGCAGGTGTTCCTTGTGTTACAATTAGCAAATCATTACCCAATTCAAATGCAATATCAGATAAAGTTTCTCCCACAACTGTAATCACTAAAAAACAAATTGAAGAAAATAATTTAATTGACTTACCTAAAGTTTTAAATTTTGTTAATGGTATCAATGTAACACAATCTGGATCAACTGGACAACAAACGTCTGTGTTTATGAGAGGTACAAACTCAAACCATACATTAGTTTTATTAAATGGCATACCTATTAATGATTTTTCTACTCCAACAGGAGCATTTGACTTTGGACAAGACTTTATGTCTACTGTTACGCAAGTTGAAGTTTATAAAGGAAGTGCTGGTGCTCACTTCGGTGCTGATGCTATTGGTGGTGCTATTAATTTTGTAACTACTGTTGACTATGAAAACAAATTTTCAGTTGGTGGCAATGGTGACAGTAAAACTATACAAGGAAATTACACAAAAGTTTTAAACGACTGGCATATAAACGTACAAGGTGGAACACACGAATCTGAAACAGTATCAGCATTATCAGGTGGTGCTGAAACAGATGGAACTAAAAATAAATCAATTGGCGTTAATATTATAAAATGGTTTTCAGACAAATTAAAATTTAGATCTAGTTTGTTTACACGAAACACATTTACAGAGTTAGATGGACATTCGTTGGCTATTGAAAATGGATTTAGCGATAATTCGTTTTATGCTTTTCAAACCGGATTTGATTATATAACTAAAGACTCCATCAACTCCCTAACACTTCATACACACGAATACGATAGAGAATATGAGTCTGACAATTACAATTCTAAATCTTATACTATCAGAACAGAACACCAAACTAAAAAGTATGGATTAGGATTTGATTACAAATACGATCAATCACTAACTGCTGATAATGATAATGTTGGCTTATTTGGAAATTTTAATTACAACATTTTTTCATTTCATGCAAGAAAAGATAATGACAACGATAGTTATAAAGTAGGATTTTTTAAAGAGATAGCACCTAACTTTAATATTAGAGGTAACCATTCAACAGGATATAAAAATACAACTCTTTATACACTAGAAGAACAAAGTAATTCAAACGAATTAAGTTTTGATTATAATGATTTGACATTATCTCTTTTTCAATCTGATATTGGTGATTTAAACACAGATGGCGTAGAACTATCTTATAATATTGACAACTTTACAATATATGGATCACATTTAAACAGTAAGAAAAATGATACAATTCAATTAAGACGTCCTGAATGGATTCTTGGTGTTAATCATAATACACTATTACCTGACAATTTCCAATTAATTACAAATTACAAATTTGTAGGAGAGCATCTAGACGTACATAATTCCAATTGGTCTACTATTCCTATGCCAGAAACACACTTATTAGACATAGGTATAACAAAAAACTATTGGGGTTACGAGTTAGGTTTAAATATTAATAACATATTAGATGAAGATTATGAAGCACCACATGGTTTTAGTCAAAATGGTCGAAACCTTAATTTTATCTTTAAAAGAAAATTCTAATCTGTTATAATATAGTATGAAACGAGTAGCACTCTTAATAGCACCACGAATACAAGATGATTTTGGTTATACTCCTGCAGGTCCGGCTTTAGTAAAAGGATCAATTAAAAAAGCAGGACATGACTGTAAAATTTTTGATTTTAACAGTGATCTTGAAAGAGAATATCAAGATTCAGAAATAGTTCCAATTGATAATTGGTTTATGAATCACAATTTCTATTCTGATAAAATCTATAAAAAAATACATGCTTTAATAGACAAGTGGACTGATGACGTCTTACAGTATGCACCAACCGACGTCGGAATAAGTGTATTTTCGTACAACAGTCAACGAGCAACTATAATGCTGGCAACAACCTTAAAAAGTAAAAATCCAGATATAAAAGTTTTTATTGGTGGAGCAGGATTAAACACTGATAACAAGTTTGGCAAATATTGTATGGATGAAAAAATTATTGACTGCTGGATACGTGGAGAGGGTGAACTATCAGTTCTAGCATATCTAGAAGGAAATCTTTCACATCCTGGACTTAATGGAATTCCACCAAAACAAATAGACAACATTGACGATTTAGAATTTCCTGATTACAGTGATTATGAACTAGCCTCATATACTAACAAAAAAGGATTAGTTGCTTTACCTATTACAGGATCTAGAGGTTGTGTTAGAGCCTGTACATTTTGTGATATTGCAAGTATGTGGCCAAAATATAAATTTAGATCAGGTAAAAGTATTGCAAAAGAAATTAAAACACAGGTTAAGAAGTATGGTGCTAAAGCATTTAGATTTACCGATAGTTTAATTAATGGTTCAATGAAAGCATTTAGAGATATGACATACGAACTATCTAAATTTAGAATGGCTATAAAACCTGAAGATAGATTTATTTGGGATTCTCACTTTATTGTAAGAAATGAAAAACAAATGCCACCTCAGGACTTTAAAGTAATGGCAGAGTCTGGTGCAGGAACTTTACTAATAGGAGTAGAATCTGGATCAGCAAAAGTAAGAGAACATATGAAAAAAGGTTATACTGACGAAGATTTACATTACAGTCTCGAACAAATATTTAAAAACAATATTAAAGTAAGATTTTTAATGATAATAGGGTACCCTACTGAAACAGAAGAGGACTTTCAACAAACATTAGACTTTTTTAATAGGTATGCTGAATATGGTCGCCAAGGATTAGTTGAGGAAGTAAATTTAGGACTTACTTTAAATCTTTTACCTAACACACCTTTATATGATAATGCTGAAAAGTTTGGACTTGATACAACAAAAGATCACATAAATGATTGGATATGTACTCAAAACCCAACATTAGATTTTAAAGAACGATTAAAAAGAAGAATAAATGCTCAACACTATGTTGAAAACTTAGGTTATAAAGTTTTTGAATCTAAAAATTATACTAGAGCATTGTCAATTGCTTGGAACGAAGTTAGTAAAATACAAATAGATAACACTATTAAAATTGATGCTAGTAAAATAAAATTTGATAGAGAAAAAGGAATATTGGAACAGTCACCAGACTTTGATCCATTAAGAACTTATTAATGAAAATTCAAATTATTATAGAACCAACATTTAGTAAACAATGGCCTAAATTAAGAATAAGGTTAAATGATACTGACTGGTTTAATGATTTTTGTAAACCCAATGAAGGAAAACATTTTGTTTTAACAATGTATCCTGAAGAAATTAACCTTCAAGACTCTAATGCAATATCAATTAAACATTATGATAAATCTAGAAACGATACAATAGTTGACAAAGAAGGCAATATTGAAAAAGATAGAGCAATAATATTAAAATCAATATCTTTTAACGACTTAAAAGTACCAGAAGTTATTCTATACAAACAACGTTTCTTTCCTGACTGGCCTGATCAACCATTCTACACCACGAACAATTTATATTTTGGATACAATGGGGAATATTTTTATAATTTTAAAAAAGATGTTAACAAAATGTACTATGAAAATTTAATACAAAAAGAATTACTAGCAAATATTAATAATAAAAAAATTATGACTTTACCAAGTGGAGAGGAAATAGAAAGTTTTGAATTTACAGGAAAATTAGTTAGTGGTAGCGAAAAAGAAAACATTACCTTAGATGAATTGTATAACATAGTTAATAAAAAATGAAAATAAAATTAAATTTAGAAACCGAATATAATAAAACTGCTCCACAATGTAGAATTTTTAGTCTAAAAGATTCTGAAACTGTTCAACTTGAAAAAGAATCAGTTGTAGAATTAGATTTTAACTTACAAAATAAAGATACACTATCAATAAATTTTTTTAATAAAGATGGAGTTGACGATAATGTAATTAAAATTAATGAAATACATATCGATGATATTAATATACAACATTTTATATACAATAGTACATTTTTTCCAGAATATAATGAAAATTGGTATGCTGAACAAGTTGTAAAGCCTCCTAAGTTTTATTCTCCTTGTACAGAATTGCGACACAATGGTATATGGATTTTAAATATTACTACACCCATATGGAAAATGATGATGAACGAATGGATTAAAGATGACAGATAATATTCCAAAATTACTACAAGATGCAATTAACGAAAACACTTACGACATCGATGTAATAACAAAGAATTTAAAACTGCCATGGCTTAAACTAGATCTCAAATTTGATCAACCTACTGACAAAGACATTAATGAATTGATTGCTACTGACGATTGGCGTAAAAAATGGAACTTTACAGGTTTAGAAAAGAATGCATATCAAGTAAAAAATTGGAATGGTAATATTTTCTTTGGTCCTAAAGATTTCCAAAACTTTTTAAAAATATCTAACGACTTAGAACACGACCATGATGAAGATAGTAAATGTAGATTTTTTAGAAACAAAATAGAATACGATTGGTACGTTGATTCTAATAATTTTACAAGACAACAAGTTGAAAAATTACTTCCAGATGTTAATGACATTAATATAGTAAATTCTTATACACTTCCACCCGGAGGATACGTATTTCCGCATAGAGATTATGCTATTGATAAAATGGGTCTTGCAAAATTATATGTTGCAATCAAATGGGGTGATGGTAATATTTTTGGACAATATGGCTGTGGTAATATTCCTATAAACGAAGGTGATATATTTTTAATTAACAATTACACTCTTCCACATTGGGTTTATAATGGCAGTAAAGAAAACAGAATTGTAATTGATATAAGTGCTAATTTAAATTCTCCAAACATTAAAGAAAGTATTATTAGGGCATTTAAAAAATGGAAATAAAAAACAACTACAAAAAAATTATAAACTTAAAAGAAAATTCAGTATTAAATTACAACTTAAAAGCAAACTCGTCTGCTTGTTTATTCTTTTGTGATTATGCTGGTTTCATAACAGAAATTAACATAAACCTAGATACAAATTCTTCATGTGAGTTATATGGTTTCTTTAAAAATACTAATGAAAACACTGCTGTTATTACTAAAGTAATACACAAAGGTAATAATTCAAAATGCGACCAAGATTTTAGATTTGTAAACAAAAATAGTATTAGTTCTTTTAAAGGTTTAATATCTGTTCCTAAACATATTAAAAATTGTGAAAGTCATATGACAAACAAGAATCTTTTACTAGATAATACTTCTCAAGCATTCGCAAAACCAGAATTAGATATTAAAAATTCTAATGTTGTTTGTACACATAGCAGTACAACTGGCACGTTAGATGAAGATCAAATATTTTATATTCAAAGCAGAGGACTTTCTTACGAGGAATCTGTTAATATGCTCATAGAAGCATTTTATCAAGATATTAAAAGTAAAATGGAGGCAAGTTTATGAAAGTAATAGAAATATTAATATATGGTTTAGGTGTTCTAGAGTTTCCGTTTGATGACACTCAAAAATGTAGACCACAAGCAGAAGAACTTCTACAAGAAAAAACAATTTGGGTTGATGAAATTAATCGACCCGAATTTTGGGCAGAAGGCGATTACTGGATTGGCGACGATGGTAAACATTACCGTCTTGCTGGTTTTAGATGCATTGATAAGGAAACCGGAAAAGAAGTTGGCAAATCAGGATGGTACTAAAATACTAATATGAAACTAGGTATTGTAGGACATGGTTTTGTTGGTTCAGCTGTTAATCAAGGTTTTACCAAAGACACCAAAAAATATATTGTTGATCCAAAGTATTATAGCAGTAATACTATAGAAAGTTTAATTCAATTTAACCCTGACGCAACTTTTGTAGCCGTACCTACACCAATGTTAGAAACAGGTGAATGTAATACTGACATATTAGAATCAATATTACAAAAATTAAATCAATACAAAGGACATCTTGTTATTGTTAAAAGTACTGTACCTGCATATAAGTTACAAGCAATACAAGAAGAGTGTGTAGATTTAAAAATAGTATACAATCCAGAATTTCTTACAGAAAAAAATCATGTAGAAGATTTTAGAAATCCGCCCATGCAAATATTTGGTGGACGAAATACAGATACAGATGCAGTAGAAAAGCTATACAAAGAACATTCAGTTTGTAAACCTTGTCCTACATACAAGACAGACATAGTAACAGCAAGTATGGTTAAGTATTGCATTAACAGTTTCCTTGCAACTAAAGTCACATTCATGAACGAAATGTATGATGTATTAAAATCATCAAAAGGTTGTGACTGGAATACTTTTATAAAAATTATATCTAATGATACACGTATAGGTAAAACACATATGAAAGTACCAGGCAATGATGGAATGCGTGGCTATGCAGGATCTTGTTTTCCTAAAGATACAAATGCACTGGCTTGGTTTGCACGAGAGATACTTAATAAACCTTTTACACAACTAGAAACAAGCATTAAAATTAACGACAATTTGAGAAAAAGGCAACAATGATATTACTTTTAGGCAATTGTATTGCACTAGGAGAACACACATTATTACCAGAAATAACTGGCAATCCTAACGTCACAACAAAACACGATTATAGTTTAACTAGTCGAAAATGGAGGAAAGAAATTACTGCATGGTTTTTAAAAAAATATTATAACCAACAAAAAGTTGCTGACAAAGAAATTTTAAGAACAGCGTTTAAAGAAAAACAAAAACAAGAAAAAAAATTAGCATTTCCTAACTACATCAAAGACTGTGTAAATGCATCAACATATGGTGCTACCTTTTTAGGAATTCATCAACAATGTAAAATATATTTGGAAAAAAACCAAAAACCTGATCTTGTACTAATCACAGACTTTCCATTTGAAAATAGAGGTATTGCTATACATCATAACCAACAAAAATTCATAATCGAAAGTGCCATGTATTTTGTTGATCATAATCCAGAATTTGTGCCAAAACAAGCATATCAAAAATTTTTAGATAAAAGGAAATTACAAGAAAAAGTTGGGGAAACTTTTATTAATAAAAAACGTCAAAAAAGTTACAAACTTTTAATCAAGTTTTTGCATCATCATAATTTAAAATATAAATTTGTTATTTTCTACAAAAAAAATAAAAACTTTTTTGCTGAACACAATTACATAGATTGCACACATTTTGTGGACCAATTTACAAATTCTGATCACTACCAACTATGTGCTAAAAAACTAGAACTGCAAAAACCTATTGCTGAACATATCAAAAAGCATATATAAACAATGCTAGATCTTAAAGTATTACAGCCAAAAAAAATTTTAGGGTTAGGTAGATACCCTTTACCACACCAAGGAGATTTGTCAAAACCATACTTTATAGCTGTTGGATGTAGTTTTACAGCTGGAGCAAGAATAGATTACAATGATGTTTGGTGTAATCAGTTAGGTAACAAATTAAATTTAGAACATATAAATTTAAGTTATCAAGGTTCTTCATTAGAATATCAGTATGAAAAAATATTACAATCAGAAACAATATTGTCCAATGCAAAATTTATTTTATGGATGCAAACATATCCTCCACGATCTCATAGATTTTTCTTAAGAGATATAATTGGAGATCTCTATTCAAAAATTATTGCTCCTGATAAACCAATTATTTGGGAGAAGGTTGAATATTATTATAATTTAGTTTCACACAAAAAAATTTTAATAACTAATTGTTGGGGTTGGGATTTAAAAACTAAAATTTTACTAAAAGCTAAAATTTGCAAAAAAAATAAAAACTATTTTTTTAATAAAAACAACCCTATAGATTATGGATCAGATAACCTTCATCCTGGTCCAAAATCACATTCAATACTAGCAAATGATATGTATGATCATATGACAAAACATTTTTCCAGTTGGATTTAACAATGCTGATAATTATTAACATATGTGCGGAATAGTCGGAATATACAACGTTCCTGAAGCCTCTAAAATTGCGGCCTTAGGAATTCATGGATTACAACATCGAGGACAAGAAGGTGCGGGAATTATTTCATACAACAAAGAATTTCATATCCATGGCGACTATGGACGTGTTGATCATATTTTTGGTAGCGACAAAGTTATAAAAAATCTTCCAGGTAGTACAGCAATTGGACACGTTAGATACAGCACTACTGGAGGCACAGGAAAAAGTAATGTTCAACCTTTATTTTATAATTTAGACTTTGGCGGCTTTGCTATTGCCCACAATGGTGACTTTACTGATTCTGCATATTGGAGAGAAAAGCTAACCAAAGAAGGTGCAATATTTCAAACAACAACTGACACAGAAATTATTCCACATTTGATTGCTCGAACAAAAGGTATTGATCCTGTGGATCGTTTACTTACAGTATTGAATAAAGTAGAAGGTGCATTTAGCATAGTAACTTTACTTGATGATAAATTAGTTGTTGCTCGAGATCCATATGGCTTTCGTCCTTTAGTTATAGGTCAATACGAAGAAGGGTACGCAATAGCATCAGAAACCTGTGCTCTTGATTTAATTGGTGCAACAAACATTAAAGATATCGATCCTGGTACAGTAATCATATTCAGTAATGGAAAAAAAGAAACATTTTATTTAGATAAAAAAGTTACAAAACATTTTTGTATATTTGAACACATTTATTTTTCACGTCCTGATACTGTTATTGATAATCAATTAGTATACGAAGTTCGTAAAAGAATAGGAGAAGAATTAGCAAAAGAAAGTTATGTTGAATCTGACATGGTTGTTCCTGTACCTGATTCTGGAATGGCATCTGCACTTGGATATGCTAATCAATCAAAAGTACCTTTTGAACTAGGACTTACACGAAGTCATTACAAAGGAAGAACATTTATTGAACCTACACAAAAAATACGAGACTTAGGTGTAAGATTAAAACATAGTGCTATGCAATTGTTTAAAGATAAAACAGTTACCGTTATTGACGATTCTATTGTACGTGGAACTACATCTAAAAAAATTATAAAAATGATACGAAAAGCAGGTGCTAAAAAAATACATATGCGTATCTCATCTCCTCCTGTAACTGGACCATGCCATTATGGTATTGATACTCCAAACAGAAAAGAACTTATAGCTGGAGAAAGTAATGTAAACGAAATTAAAGAATTTATTGGTGCTGATTCATTAGAGTATATTTCTATAGAAGGACTACATAAAGCTATGAAAAGTAAGGGCTACTGCGACGCTTGTTTTACAGGCAACTATCCAGTTAAAAAACAATTGGCTATAAACGATTAAATACACATATGAAACCATGGTTTGAAAGAGAATTAGCAGAAGCGGATATAATTAAATTCCCAGAGCCTGAAGCTAAAGTCGTACAAATGCCAAATGTGCAGGAGTATCCAGACTTTATTACAGGTGTACAAGATTTACAATCCAAGCAAAAAGACGGTACAATATCACAAGAATCATACGATAAACTTTACACAGAGCTAATACACAGATTTATGAAGAAAGAGAGTTTTGAAACTCCTTGGTTCATAAGAGAAGCTAATTTGAGCAGAGTTTCAACAGGATCACGAACACTTTATATCAACAATATTAATAAATTATTAAAAAAAAATACACCTTTTCCTATTGGTAGACAAAAGAAAAAATTAAAAGGCACCTTTGTTCCCGATCCAGGACAAGAAATTAAAGATTTCAGCGATACACTTACAGGAAAACTTAATGGAGAAGAAGTTGAAATAGCGGCAACTTCTCTTTTTAAAAGTGCAGATATAAGAGGTGGTCAAACACTAAAAACAGGAGAAGCGAAAAAACTTTGGAATACTGGATATGTATCGGAAGGTCTTTTTGGAATGGGATTATTCTTAGCATTATTATTAGATCGTCCACTATCAGATATTGATATCAAAGACGGAGTTAAAAAATTTCTTAAAACAAATGGTGGTACAGTAACAAAAGTTAATCCAAAAACTAAAGATAGTGTCTCACTAAAAATTTATTTGCCAGAAGTAGATTGGGACGGTTTAATTAATCCAAAAACATATGAGCATCCAGACATAATAGGACATTCTAAATCAATTGCTGATTATACTAACAGCTCTGCAGATTGGAAAGAAATAGACAACAGTTTTGTAAAAAATCAAAAGATTGATAATATAGAAGTAATCGCAGATGGGACATCTGCACAAAAAGCAACCAAGGTTGATGTCTATATCAAATATGCTAATGGCAAACGAATGAAATTTGAACGTTCAATTAAAAGTGGAAAGGTAAAACAATTTGGGCAAGGTCCAGTAGGTGGTGCTTTAGGACAACGAGAAAAAAAATATGGCGAGAAAGGAACATCGCACCATTCTTGGTATCCTGGAAAAGGATCTAGAGAGGCACGTTGGAGTTATCAAGAAGATTTTTGGAATAATATGGGTGTAAATATCTCAAATGCAGAAAATGATTTTATGGGATATAAATCTGATATTACAGACAAGTTAAATAAAAAAGCAAAATGGACAAAAAAAGACAAAGATATAGCCATAGACATTGAAAGAGAAATACATTATTTTCCATATCAAGTAGCTACAAAAGAATTGAATGATAAGTTAAAAGGAAATAAAGATGAATACAAAACACTTATACACATTAATGGAGCATTACAAGATTATGCTGGTGCCAAAATGATTCACATTTATTCTGGAGGATACAGAGTAATGGATTTTAAAAAACTAGATAAGTTAGTTGGTGCCCTTGACCTAAAAGCATTTTTCAAAGATACAGGAATGTATCCTAAAGTTATTATTGGAGACGATGATACACCTGCTGGAGAATTTATATCAGTAACTCTTAAAACGGATCAAGGCAAAGCATCAAACCAAGTTGATATGGGCGAATTAATTAAAAAAGTAACCACTGTTGAAAAACGCGACTATTAATCACTACACATTAAATCCCAAAAAATAAACCATAAGTATTAGTATGACGGATACTCAAGGCAAATTACTTGTAGCACCACCTAGTATGCCAGATTGGAGATTCCAAAAAACTGTTCTCTATGTTTGGCGTCATGACATATCAGGTGCGGCGGCAGTTATTATTAACAAAAAGTGTAATCACCCTGATTTTAAGCACATATGCGAAGAAGGTCGTGTTGATAGAAACTTACAAATTAATCTACCTGTATATTATGGAGGCCCAATCTTAAACAATATTATTGGCGTCCTACACACAAAAGACTTTCAATTAGGAAGTACAAACGCAAATAGCAACTATCCACTAGCATTTACATTAGATAAAAAAATGCTTGAAGTTCTTGCAAAAGGAGGTGGACCTAAACAAAAAATGATTACAATGGGGATGGCAAGTTGGGAATCTCAACAACTTGAAGACGAAATAGATGCATTACCTCCAAGAAAACGTGCAATGAGTTGGTTAATATTACCGTATGATGAAAAAATTGTATTTGGACCACAACCAGAGGATCTTTGGGAAATGTGCGTTTCACGTGCTGTAGAAAATAAAACTAAAGAAATTACTAATAAGATTTTTAAAATATAATTACCCGTACGGGCCAGCAATTGGACAGGTACTAGTTAATAAGTGCCAAAGTTTGTCATAGTCCCAATCAAAATTATGCTGTTCTTTTAAGTATTGTTTCTGCAATGGCCAAGCATCTTTCTCCATTTGATTTACACAATCATAATCTATTTCATTTATATCCTGCAGATAATGAATTACTTCATGTAATAATACTGATAGGCTCCATGGATCAGTTCTATCCCATGTGTCTGGCAATATTATTAAATCAAGTTTAATATCATAAAATCCATGTAATGTAACACCTTCATACTTTTCACCACCATAATATGCTTCTTCCATTTTATCCTGTGTTACAAACAAAATCGTTGGTTCAGGAACATCTATATTATAATTTGTGTTAGCTCCTATCCAAATCATCAGAGCCATAATAATTTCTTTCATTGACAT